TCCGATCTGTGCATGCGGTCCTCCTGGAAAAGGCCTTCACCGACCGTTGCGAGCGCGAACGCCAATTTGGAGTCCGCGATATTGCCGCCGGCGTCGATTAGTCCTGCCGCCTTGAAGGTCTCAGCGAGACCTAACCCCCGGAGCCCTGCTTTCGCATGACCGATATTCTTGATGTAGCCTTCGCCATCGGTCGGACCCCACTTTGCCAGGATCTCCTGGTGAGCACTGCCCACCCGACGCTTCATGCCTTCCTGCGCTTCATCCATTTGCTTGGCGAAGCGCTGCACAAATTTGTCGTGAAGATGCTGGGCCTGCCTGGGGGACAAGTCAGCCTCATGCGACCAATTCTTGTATTCGGTCGCGAAGGCATCATCGTACGGGAAATTTTCCGGGACCCCCTGCGGCAACTTGAAAGCGTAGTCGCCGGGAGTCTTCGGTTTCCCTAAGGCGGTATAGACCTTGTCGTAGTCTTCCCGCGGCGCGTTTGCCTCGGGAATGACAATGGCCTTACCGAGACGACCCTCCAATTCCCTGTACGAGTTTATCACTACGTCCGGGGTATTGGATTTGTCCCATCCCTTTTTCGTGACGAGATCACGGTTGCCTGCATCCTGCAGACCGGAAAGCCACGACGAGTCGCCAACGACGGGCGAGGCCGGCGTTGACGGTTGCTGACCTTGGGGTTGCCCGCTTTGCGCGGACCCGCTCGGTGCATCTGGCATCTTTTATCCCTCCAATGGATTTGGCGCAATCCCGGTTGTACCTGCGGCCGTTTGTCGAGCGGCTAATTCCAATGAAAGGATTTCTGCGTCCGACATTCGCAGGTATTGAAAGATGCGCCCGTAAGCTGCTCGCATCCCTTCATTGAAAACGATGGTGTCGCGATCGCCGGTCTCCGGCGGCGTCACCCGATAAAATCCTGTGTAATTCGCAAGATCGACCAGGACCAGGCCTTGGTCCTCGCCATCCGGTGTCCCCGTAAAAACGCGCTGATAGGCGAGCGCGATACGCGCTTCGGCTTCAAAGCGCGAAGCCGGCTGACCTGACAAAAGCCTTATCAGGCTTTGGAAGAAGGGCATGGGATCTTTCGCGCATAAAGAATGCCTTTGATGGTTCGGTAGGCATAGCCGTCCTGGGTCGGACCCGGACACGGACAATCGGCATAATCAATGTCACAGTTCGGGCAAATACCGAAGGCGCCGCAATCAGCGGCGAAGACGACGCGGATCCACTTACGCGCCGGACGGGAAGCCCGACGACGGCGGGACCGGGGCCTTTCCGAATTGGCTAAGGAGTGCATTTGTTGACTGCATTGCTTGGTCCGTTGCCGTCGGATTGTTGGTCATTCCGCCCTTCATGCGATCGAGCAAGCCGCCCATGGCGTCGGCAATCGCCGGAGCGGTTTGCGCAGTTTCACCGACATTGCGGCCGGCAATCGAGGCGTCTTTCGCCATTTCGGCGCCTTGTTTGCCCATGGCCATGGCCTTCATCATGTTCTGTTGCTGCATCGTGGCCTGACGATTTTGCGCCATGACCGTCTCGGGCACGATCACGTCGGCCGGCGCTCCAAAGATCTCGCGCAACAGGCGCACGGTCTTATCGAGATCGAAATTGTCGAGAATGTCCGGCTTCACCTTCACCATTGGCAGGGCGACATTGAGCAATTGCGTGGTGCCGACACCTTCATTGGCCCGCCGCATGCGGTCCAATGGCGAGGTCATCTTGACCGAGATCGGCATGCCGCGCAGCGATTCGGGCGGCGCCAGCGGCGAATTCGGACGGAAAATCCCGCGCCGGCTCAGAATGCCGAGCTCGCGATCGCACATGACAGACAGGGCGCCTTGGATCTTGCCGCCGGCCGGACCGAGCAATTCGCCCTTTTCGTTCGACCGAATCATCGCCTCGGTCGCGGTCATTTCCGGGTTTTTAATGAGTGTTTGGAACAGGTTAATGTAGAGGGTTTCCTTGACCTGGGTGCGCCGCACCTCCATGACTTTCTCGGCAAAGTCGGGCGATTGCGCCGTAATCAGCGGCTTGACCCGCAGCGAGCCGTCGGCGCCGACCGCGCCCAAATTGACGGCGCGGGGATTGAGGTTCGGCCGGTTCATCACCCCGTCATTGGGCATTCCGAGCGGCGGATCGGTCCACTGCCCGAAGGCGCGGAGCTCGCCCTTGCCCATGAGTTGCAGCGATTTGATTTCCGAGAGCGCCAGCATGATCGGGCTTTCGGCATAAGGCCCGTTGTCTTGCTGCAGCCAGTGATAGACGGAGAAGGGGAATTCGTGAAAGCCGCCGTCGCCCAGCATGTGCTCGGTGTCGATCTCACAATAGTAGGAAGCGATTTGGCTTCCCCGCATTGTGCCCTCGAGATTGGCGCTTCCCATTTCCATGCGCGGGCAGACAGCGTGAATAACCGGCACGATCACATCGTATTCGCCGTTATCCCAAGCTTGCTGCACCCTGGTTGAGACGCGCTTACGCTCGAACTTCTGCACCAATTGCTTCACGGTGAAGCGTCGGATCCGGAAATTGGTATCGACGTTGCCGTAGTCGTTGGTCGCCAGCAGGTTTTCGGTGAGCGGACAGTATTGATAGCGGTAGGGCGTCGGCACGTCGCCTGGCCGGATGCGCATGTCGTCTTGCTCGATATACATAACGCCGGTCCCGAAGGCGACACACGATCGCATGGCTTTTTGGTGTGACGGGATAAAGCCGGCGCGGGGATCGTAGCGCAGCGCAAATTGGAAATTGCGTAGCCGTTCCAGGTAAATGTTTTCCTCATCCGTGGTCTTGTCGTGCATGATGTCGGCAACGCTCAAGCCGTGCCACTTTTCCGATTGCGGCGTGACGAGCGATTCCATGCCGGACGCCAGCCGGTCGCAGGCCATCATGCCGGTATTGTCGTAGATCGATTTCACGCGATTGGTGGAATTCGGGCCAGGCATGGTGCTGCCGCTAATGCGACCGCTGCCATAACCACTGACGCCGCCGCCGTACATCATGTACGAGAATGCGGTCTCCACCGATTCGGTCGGCATCACCAGCTTGGCAATGTCGAGCCAGATCGTGACCCAATTCACGCGATCGGAAGACATGACATTGGCGCGATCAATAATGTCTGCCGCTATGCCCACGATCTAGCCTCCGTACCGGTTATAGGCTTCGATCTCGTACGGATTTTTGCGGTAGCCTACGCGCAACAAAAACCAAAAATACTTAAGGTGCCAGCGGATCAATCCTTCGCGTTCCATCTGTTCGTAGTGCACCCGCTCATGCTGGCGTAGCACCTCGAGTTGGCCGCGGGCATAAATGTCGCGCCGGACGTGAACGCAACGCCATGGCATCGGGATTGCCCACATATCGAACGGCCGCAGGAAGCAGTGTTCCCACAGCCAATTGGCCGGCCTAAACCATGGTTCCCAATACAGCTTGGCGGGCGGTCCCATTACGTAACCTGTGAAGCGGCGCGGCTCGCGCCCAGCACGACCGGCGGGTTATCCTGAATTTTTTGCGTCAATTGTTTGTCGGACTCGTCCAACCGGTTCAGACGATCACGCTGTTCCTGGTCAGTTTGCGACGGCCCCGTCGAAGACGACGGATAAGGCACGTACTGCGTTTGGCCGCTGGAAAAGCACATCATGTCACCCCTGACACTGCGGAGCCCTTGGCGGTCCCGCCCAGCGTGTCGGCCGGCGGATTGTCAATCAATTGCGTTTGCCCGGAGAGCAAGCCGGCGCGGATCTCCTGAAAGCGCTGGAATGAATCGGAACCGGGCGGCGCCGGCGTGTCTTTTGGCGCCTGCGGTTGTGGCATGTATTGCGGTGAACTTCCTCCCCCGAAGCACATCACTCGTTTCCTCGCTGTTTTCTATCAGGCTCGGAAATTTTGGTTGCGTTCGATCCGTACTTATCGATCGCCTGCGCATTCTTGGCGGCATCATCGCCAAGCGCTGCATGCAATCGCGCCAATCGCGCCACCTCGGCCTGGCTGGCGCCGCCCGGATCGGGCGGAGTGTAGTATTGAACTTGATTGCCGCCGCCGCCCATGCACATGGCGGTCTCCTATGCGACGTTTGATTGACCGAGTTTGACGGCTTGCGAAGTCGTGCCGTAGTCGGATGCACCAAGGCCGCCGGTGAGAACGGTTGACCCCAGGCCGGCCGCGGCGATCGCCTTTTGCCGTTCCTGTTGCACTCGCGTCAAAGCTTCTTGTTTGTCAGTTGACGGTGGCTGGGGCGGAGGGGGCGGAGGCGGGCTTCCCATGCACATGGTCTTTGTCTCCGAAGGTGGCGTTGCCGTGCTTCCCGAATCCGGCAAATTCGGAACGTAGCCAGCTATACTGCAGGAATCGCTCTTTGTCTTTACCCCACTGCGGGAGCTCGCAATCCTGCCGGAAACCAAGCCATTCCAGCCAGCGGTGTGCTTGATGGTGCGTGGCGATTGAACGCGCCTCGATGCGGATGGCGCCGAGCGCATCGAGTCGATCGATCAATGATGGTTTGGCTTTTGCCCAGCGGGCTATCTCGGCCATGCACAGGTTCTTTTTGGGCGACCCCCAGGCCCAGGCCGACAACAGGTGCGGCATCAAAAGATGCTGCGGGGTAAATCCAAACGCGAATTCCGGATTGTCGTTAAGCCAGGCGCACCAGGCAATTCCGCCGTAGGCATCGAGCGCTTCCCAGGTCAGATAGCCGCATTCGGTCATGTTACGCGGACCTGAGGCTAAGATTTCCTGCTTATCCTCTGCGGTCGCGTTGGCGGCGACGTAACAAAGGTCACGTCGGGTTGCCAGGCGGATCTCCACCTTCACTGCCATTGCCTTTTTTGCCTTTTTGTTCGTCGCCGTAGGACGGTTCGCGCACCATGATAATGGCCGGTTGCTGGCGCTTTGCTTTGCAGGCGATATAGAACAAGGCCCGCCCTGGCCCCGTCGCTTTGACGACGGTCTCGGGCGGGCCGTGATCGTGATAGCCGTTTTCGCGCAACAGCTTTAGAAAATGCCGGGACGCCGATAGCGCGGCGGATTTCATTTCGTCTTCCGGCGAAAAATCCCCCGCCGCGATGAACAGCATTTCGACCGAGAACACCTGCAGCTTGGGGTCGTAGATCACGCTACCAATTTGCAGGGTCCCCGCGCTGCGCGGTTGCAAAGGTTTCATCCGTTCGCGTCACGTAGATGCGGCGGCCACATTGGTAGCGCCGCCGGCCGGCGGCGGCGACTTTCCCAGGTCAACGTCCTCGATCTTGACGCTTTGCATGTTGACCATAAACGGAGGCTGACCAAACCGATGCACGATTATCTGGTCAGGGTTGTTGTCGTGAATGGCGGAACTGCCGCCCATGCGATCGACAAGCGCCAGGATGAGCGGGCGTATCCGCTCCTCCTCGGCGGACTTTTTCGCCGCCTTGCGGACGCGCTTCTTGGCCCTTTTCTTGGCGGCTTTTTTCGTCTTTTTACCCTTCGGCATTTTCGATTCTCCCTGTTGACAGGTCGACCACAATGGCCGGCCCCCGCGGTCTCTCAATCACGACGATGTCGGAGTCGTAGATTGTGTACCGAAGATCGAGACGCATGAGTAGGCGATAGAAGGCGGAACGAGCGCAACGATTTTGCTCGGCCAGCTTCATGTAGGGGACGCGATCGAGCGCCAGGTCAAGCGACACTGAATGCACCTTTGCGTTCACGCATTTCGAGCGAGGCCTTGAGCACATCGTCCTCGCGCTGGGCCAGGTCGCGGGCTCGGGCATCCAGGCACACCGCGGCGAATTCAATCTCTGCGCACAGCCGGTCGAGGGTGGCGGCGCGGCGGATGAGATCGGCGGCCATGCTGTCAAGCATTTGCGCGTCGATAAGGCTGGCGTTCACCTTTGCCGGCGCAAGGCTTGGCGCGTCATGTTTATTGCCGAACATTTCCATCATCCTATTGTCGGCGGGCCGGCCTGCGGATGCTCCGGTCCGTACAATCGCAGCACCTCCGCTTTGGTCTTGTCCGCGACGTATTGCTTGAATCGGAACAGGATCAGGTCGGCAATCTGGTAGTCGTCCATGCCGCCCTTGCGGCATTCCTTCATCCATTCGACGATTTTCTCCGCCGCCATCGAATAGGCGGCGTTTGCCAGGGCCTCGCGCACAGGTCGCGGCAGCATGTCGAAATAGTCAAAATGATTGGCCTCAAGGACGATCTTTTCGCCCTTGATGTTTCCGTGCTTCGAATCAGTCGTGCTCATGGCAGCGAATAATCCTCGATTTTTGCCGGAGGTCAAGAGTGGCCTTGACAGGTCCACAGACTTAAAAGGTCCCCGCAATGCGCAGGTCCCATGGCAGAAAACGCAGCAGAATATCAAGCGGGACCGGCGTTATGAGAAGCGGCCCCCGCGGGGCAAGCGCCACGGCAGCGACCGGGAGGCGAACCGCGCCATAGGCCGGAACGGGCGGCTTTTTGCCCATCCTGTGCCGGGTGCGGCCGCGCTGGTTATCCCAGCATCGCGCCGGCCCATGCCAATATAGATGGTCCCGCGGGTACTTAGCGCGGGCTTCCCGCATCGTCATGCAGGATGGCGAGGCATCCACCCGCACGATCGCAATGGCAAGCGCGATGGCCAGGCTACTTAAGAGCAACGCCCGCATTCTCGCCCCCGTTGACCGGCAAGCGTCGAATCAGGTTTTCCAGCCTGGCAGTATCAACCGCCGCAGGTTCCGGCTTGGGCTGTGGCACGGCCGCCGGGGCAAAGGCTGCAGCCTTGGCGGCGCGCATGGCCTCATCGATGGTCATGCGGACGGTGTTCAGATTGGTGACGAGCTCCGTTGAGAAGCGCATGTAGTGGTCACGCTCGGCCATGGCCTGGGCCAGGCGACTTTCGAGTTGCGATGATTTTTCGCGGAACAGCGCCAGGTCGACCCGCAGGCGATCGTTCTCGGCCTGCAATTGGTCGCGATGGATCACGATTTGATTGAGCGCTTCCACCCCCTTGGCCGCTGTTTCCTGCAGCGTCGGCGTTTTCGGTGTCATGGCTTTCTCCTGTTGCTTAAACACGGCGATAGATCCGCACGACTGACGCATGCCGTGACTTGGTCCGCGCCATCCGGTAGCGACCGGTGAATTTGAGAACGCCCTCGCGTTCCGCCTTTTTGGTGAGGGGACCCCATATATTGGTCGAATGCGGGTACGGGCACCCGGCCTGCAGGATGATGACCCGAATGTCCTCGCAGGCGACGTCGATCCCCCAAGGGGTTAATTTCCTGAGGTACGCATAGGCGAGATCGAACCACTCGCCGGAATTGGCGGTCACTTTCTCCATGCCGGCGTCCCGCAATGCCATGCCGGCAAACAGGTCAAATTGGCTCGACATTGCTCCACCTTTCCCCAGCTTTCCCGTCGTTGCTGGCGCGAATCAGCGCAAGGCTAACCTTGACGACTGTCAAGCCGGACGTCTAGCATGCCGAATCGCTTATCAACAGCTACGGAGAGAGCCAATGAAGCGCAAATCGGTGTTTGCAAAGACCCGGCATAAATTCCTCCTCAAATACGAGGATGGCGAGGGCCGTGAGCACAAGATCGTGGCCTGGGCCAGAGTGCGGCCGGCCAAGCGGGCGGTTGACCTTGTGCTCGAGGACAAGCACGTCAGAAAGTCGATCAAGCTTGGTGGCGTTGGTTCCACCTCATCGTGTGCGGTCGCGGTGTGCGGCTCCAATCACAAGGACGCCTTCCCGCACAAGGTCACAGGTTTGATTGACATAAGCCCGACGCGGGCCTGGGTCGCATCCAAGCTTGACCGCTTCGGCCTGCCGGCCGAGTGCGTTCAGTATGACCATCATCATGGCGACATTGTCTATTTGAACGACACCCATGGCGGCCAGGAAAAGTTGCTCGCCCAAATCGAGCGCGACGGTCCGATGACCATTTCGCTTTTGCCCAAGCGGGTGCGGTCCAAGGCTGGCCGCTCCGGCAAGGGGCGGGTGAAGCGCGGCACCCGCGATGCCGACGTGCTTCTCGGTAAGCGCGGTGGCAAAAGGCGTTATGCGTTTGCGCAATTGTCGAGTGAGCAGGCCAAGATTGCCGCGGCCGCGAACGGCGTCACCTGAGAGCGAAAAGGCCGCCGGCGTTGCCTCACTTGCCGGCGGCCCTCCCCACTAGCGCAGAAGCTTGGCGCGGTGCACTCGGTACACCGCATTCCTTATCATTTGGACGCGATCGTCTTTCGACACATCGCGCTCCTCGGCGGGCGTCAATTTCCGCAATTGCAAATTCTCATCGAAGGCCAGCACGTTTCCGCAAGCGATGCAGACGGTGAAGTCGCCGGGTGAAGGGGTAGGGACACCCTCGGTTTTATCGGCAACAACACCGGCTGCACCGGTGCATTGTAATCCGCATGATGGGCATTGCGAGCCCGGTTTGACCTTGACTGATTCCGTAATGTGCATGCTCATAGCGGCAACCGCGGTTCGTCCTGTTCGGCCAATTTTCGATAGTCTTCGACGATTGCCGCCATCACCGCGATTTGGCGATCGGCCACTTCCTGGCTTAACTGATTTTCCGCGACCCAGCGCGGATAGACCTTGCGGCGCATTCGGAGCTCGCGCTCGGCGCATTTAAGTTTCGTCCGTGCATCGATCGGCGTCGTCATGTCGGCGTCGGCGGCAGCAGCGGATTGGCAACCGGGTAGAACACCATTTCGCGCACAAAGCCCCTCGGATCGACGCGATAGACGTTATCGCCGGTTGCGATGTAGAGCGCGTCCTCGCCTTCGAATTTTCCGAAAGCCATGGCGGTAACGACATTGCCGCGGGTAAAGGAGGCGAAGGTCACGCCTAAAACCGGCGCTTCCACCGAGACCGTCAAGAGGGCTTGGTGTGCGATCTCCTGGTCGCCGCTGTCAAAAACGACCGGGATCCGCATGAAATTCGGCACAAAGCTTGTATCGAGGATGGCGTCATCGGTGAGGGCGAACACCTTGAATTGCGCCGGCGTTGCATCTGACTGCAGCTTTATCTTGGCGTTTTTGCGCAGCACCGATTGCAGCACCGCGGTCGCGTCGTTGCCGGCTTGCGTGGTGCAACTGAGATACAAAAACGTCGACTCGTTTTGCTTGGTGTGATTGGCGCGGACCGTGCCGGTGAGCGGCGGCGGCGTTTGCGCCTGGGCGTTGAAATCCCAAGGCCCCTGACTGAGGAAAATATGCTGTGACGGGATGCCCGGTCCGCCGCCCGGCACTGGCGTAAGCACGTCCGGGTTTTTGATAGCGACGTCGGCTGGGCTATCCGGCACTGCCATGATTTTGACCTCTCGCGTGGGGACCGCCGCCCGGATCAATGTGTTTGCGATGGATCGTCCGGGCGGCGGCTTTTTCCGGGAGATTGGGACCCCGGAAAAATTCGCTATTTTTTCGCCTTTGCCGGCGCTGCGGCCGGCTCATCGAGCGGCGGGGTGGATTGCAGCGGTTCGGTCGGATCGCCGCCGGTAAGGCCGATTTGGTCGGTTCCCGGTCCTTCCGGGGCTGGCTGTTTGATGATGCCTTCCTCGGTTTCGTTCGGTCCGGTCGGGGATCCTGGCGCTCCCATTTGCGCGCTTGGATTGGCCCCTTTTTGTCCTGCCCCTGCCGGGCCGCCGGATGGCCTGGTATCGCGGGAAGCCTGCGGTCGGTCCTGTGTCTGTTCAGCCATGGATTTCCTCCTCTGAGGAGTTTGGTGTTGCAACGCTCAAGTCTTTATCACGTCTTTTCGAGGAGCGCTTCCTTCGGCGCCGGCAGCATATTTTGCTCAAGCATTCTTTCGACCAGGGGCTTTCCGTCGGCCATGAGCATGTAGGGCATGAAGACGGCTTCGAATGACAGGACGCCGGTTTCGACTGCCGTCACCTGACCTTTGACCCAATCGCGCAGGATGGAATTGACCGCGATTTGCCCTTGGCGGAGCGCGTCCTGTTCGTAGGCGTGGCGGGTCCTTCGCCGGTGCGAATTGTATGGCTTGGCCTTCATGTGCATGGCGGCCCAGCCTTTGGCGGAGGCGCGCAACTGGATGGCACGGCCGCGGTGGGTGAAGGCGAGGATGATTTCGTGCGCTTCGTAATCGTCCATGAATCCGATTGATTCGCAGCCGAAGCGGCGCAGGATTTTGGTGATTTCGCTCCGCGCATTCTCGCCGCTCGTTGCCGTTTCGTAGGGCGTGGTCATTTCTTTTTCCGCTTCCCACGTTTGACTTCCTCGACCACACCTTTGAGGCATTTGACTTCCGAGAGCGTATAGACGCCGACGCCGGCGATCTCGCCAACTTCAACGGTTGCATCCTTGTATTCGGTTGCGGAAAACCAATCCGGGCCGTTGGCTTCGGTCTCGCGTTTGACAAAGAGGACTTTCGGGAAGTTGCTCATCTAAAACCCTCGACAAAGCGCCGAGCTCCGGGCAGGTCGCGTTGCATGATGTAGAGCATGCCGACCTGCGCAAAGCCGGCTTCGCTCAAGCCCCTGGTTTCCGGGTGTTTGGAAAGGTCGGACAGCATTGAGGTGACGCCGTTCGCGATCTCGCCCTTGTCGAGATATTCACGCGCCCGGACCTTGCACCATTCCAGGTGCTCCTCGCGACTCATGCGTGGCCCTCCATTTCGGGCTGGCCTTCGAAGCGTTTGATTTGCTCTTTCATGAAGGCGACGACGTCGCGCCGATCGGCACCGTTGGAAATGTAATTGCAGCGGCCGCCTTGCGCGCCGAACGGGAACACCAGCAGCACAAAGCCGGTGAGCCGATCCTTGCCGCGGCGATCGCCGTTGAAGACGGCATCGAGCGCTTGTGCCAGGGCGTTCATTTTTTCGCGGTATTCGTCAGAAATTTCCGCGTCCCCCAGCTTTTTGTCATCCGGCAATTTTTCGAATTCGCTCATTCCGCAAGCCTTTGTCTGCCATCGATGATGACGTTTTTGACGCCGGCCTGTTTGAGCAGCACCACGGCCAGCGACTCACAATCGCTGGCAGGCAGCGCCAGCCAAGTGACCGCCGTACCAAAATCAATAAACACCTGATCGCCCCGTCGTGAGACGGCGACCGCGAGCCCGCCTTTATCGTCGGGACGCAGCTTGCCTTGCGGGAATTGCCCGCTCGGTCCGGGCCTGTTCATATCGGCCATCGTCGCTCGACCTGTCTTTTCAGATCATTGTTTAATTTCTCGACGCCTGTCATGGCGTCATCGCGGTCACGCGCAACCATGATGATGGCGGCGCCGAGAATGGCGGTTGTCACCAAAACCACTTCCCTGGTTGTCGCGTTCATGTCCTCGGCCGCCTGTTTCCAGGCTTTCGACAATTGCATTTCGCGATTGCTCAATGGCTCGCTCATTCAACCTTCTCATAGGTTGCCAGGAAGATCGCATTGTCGATGGCGTAGATCTCGCCGGCCGCGCCCTTGGCGATCCAATCGCCGCGCTTGCCGGTCATGACGCCTTCCATGGTGGCGATCAAAAAATGGTTGATGCGCTCCGTCACCTGTTCCCCTGCCCAGGCCGGCGCATCGCCGCGCTTGAACCACTGCACCGCCTCGATCGTCGTTTTCTTGCGGTACGTGCTCACAGCTTGACCCCGGCTTGGCGGAAGATCGCAACAATGTGCCGGACGATTTCCTCGCCCAGCACCATTTCATATTCGGCGCTGTTCTCGCGCTGGGTCGCAAAGCCAATCAGGTGCACGTGCGCTTTGTCACCCTCATGCCCGCAATCCTCGACCACGGTGCGCTCGGCCGACGGGATCCTGCGGCCGTAATAGTCCCGCGTCCGCCGGAGCTCGAAAACATTATTGCCATCGGCCATGCAAAACGTCTCTTGATACAGACCTTTGAGAAAATCCCGCATACTCACCAGAACAGCACCAGCAGAACGACCGCCGCAAACAAGACGCTGCCGACAAGAAGCCAGTTCGCCAGCAGCCAGCTTTTGAGAAAATCAAAGTGCTGCATCACGTCCGCGGGGCGCCATCCGCCTGCCGGCTGATCGCCACGTTCACCCACATGGCAACCTCGCGAAGTTTGCGCAAAATAAACGTCTTGTCCGGACCGTCCGGCACCAGAACGTCAATCGCATCGGCATAGGCCTTGGCCGCCTGCCGCATGGTCGCCATGTCGTCAGCCTGCGCATCGGAAGGCTTGAGATAGCCAAACGTCTCTGGATGCAAAGTCATCGCAAAACTCCCAATAGGGTGGAGGGGGCCGGATTGGATACCGGGGCAATTTTAGCGCCAGGACGCGCCAAGACGGGCTTCGCCCTGTTGATGCGCGATCGTCTGCCTTCCCAGGTCAGCACTCACCCCTCCAAAACCGGTGGCCGGCAACTCAGGCTTCTGGTCGTCAGACTTACGCCGTTAAGGTCCCATCACCCGTCAAGGCCGATGGCTCACCTGTTGCCGGCCAACACCAAACAAACCCCGACCCTCAAACAATGTCAAGCGTAGGCTTGATGCGCTGTGAATAGCTTTTATTTTTTACCGGCGTCCACTGCCAGCGAACCCACAAACGATGCTTGCGTAACCAACTCGCACCCCTCACCAAAGACCCCCCGCGATCGTCCAACATGAAAAATATCGCACGACCACGACCCCAGCGCGGAACGATCGCATGATGAGACAAGCGCATGCTTGACAGCCTTGCATATAGGGCCTTGGGCAGGTGAGGGAGGCTGCCTACCCCGGCAACGAATTGAAAACCCCCTCCCCACCCCCCTCCACAAAAAGGGGACCCAATCAAGCCTTGTCCTGCGCTTGGGCCGCGGCTGGGCTCACCGGCTTGGCCGGCGTGACGTCGATCGCCTGGGCCTCGATCAACCTGCGGGCATCGGGCAGGGATTGTGCGCTTACGATCGCCTGCCGCTGCAGGATGGTGGCGAGCGCTCTTGCCCGCTCATCGTCTGAGATCGTGTGGTGCACGGTCAAGGCGCCGCTTGTCACTGTTTCAACGCGGTCCGCGTACACCTTCGGCCGCAACTTGCTCGCCATCCACTGCCGGGTATTGACGCGCAACTTGGCCGCATTCACCGCGGCCGGCTCGGCCTCGCCTTCCGCGTCGTCTGCAATTGCAATGCAATCATCGGCCAGAGCATCGGCGCCGGCTTCACGTGCCCGACTGTAGCACTCCGCGAAAGTCGGATCATCCCGCAACCAATTAAACCAGGCCATCCGTGCTGGGCCTTGCGGGAATGCGCTGCAGAATGCGACCAGGGATTTACCTGCGGTCAACCATTCACAGAGGGCGGCTTGCCAATGGGCCTTTTCCTCCGGAGGCCATGCCCGCGGTTGTGTGACCATGGGCGGGGAGACTTTCGGCTTATGACCGTTGCGGTATTCCGCGGCTTTGCGCTGGGGCTTGTTTTTGCGCTTTTTGCGCACGTATTCGCGGTCCGCCTTGCGTTTACGGGCTTTGCGTTCGAGGCCGGCGAGGAATGCCGGCGCCTGTAGTCGTTTCATGAGGCACCCTTTGCGAATGCTGCGCTGATTCGTTTGCGCCCTGGGGAAAACTATTCGCTTTCCCGAGGCGCATCAAAGCATTGCACCCCGATCGCTGGGCATTGACCTATATGTAGTAGGTCCGCGGCCGGACACATACAAGCCGAGCTCCTAAGCCAATGGTTTCATTGACACTAAAATAATTTGCGCAAAATACTGGCGCTAGGCTTGACAGGCTTCGCACCCCCCCTTACGTTCGGCTTGCTTTTCGGCCCCATCGCTACGGCAACCGCCGGCGCCAATGGCTCAAGCGGGGACTTCCGACGGCACACTTTAGCGGCAAGTGCCACGCTATGGCGCACCGCTACCGGGTAGCCGCACTAATCACATGGTCAAGAATGCAAGCCCATGCCGCGGGCAATTAAAGCGCGGCATGTTCGAGCATTCACGCTCGGCAACCAGGAGAGAAGACCATGAAACTGAACAACCCATACAAGTGGACCGCAAAGGACCGCGCCGAATACGTGACCGAAGTCGAGACCGGCGAGGAAGTCTTTAGCTGCTGCCATGGCCATATCAATTGCGCGACATACCCGCACGGCCCTTGCGTTAACGAAGTCATGATTTGCATGGAAGAAAAAGGCGAAAGCGAATGAAAACCCCGCAAGTGCCGGCCCTGCCCGGCATGACCCCGCTCGGCATCAAGCCCTATGCCCAAATTCTGGCAGAGGCGCCGTTAAAGCCTAAGGCCAACCAGGAGGCTTGCGACGTCGGCCTATTCGGGGACGACGCAAAGCAATTGGACCTCATCGACATAAGGGCGAAGCCCGTCTCATGCCCATAAGTGCAAGCCATAGAGCCCCGCGGGGCTCTATTTCGTGCACTCAAGCACGGCAACGAAAACGGAGAGACCATGACAGACCTGCGCATAGCCCTGGTTATCAAAGGCACCCCAGGAGAAGCAGCCGCCGCGGCCGCAGCCCGCGGAATTCCGCTTTTATTCAAACGCGAGGCTTTGGGCGAAACCATTGGCGAAACCAGCGAAGACTACCGCGACAAGGTGGGCGCCTGGTTTGCCGAACAGCCGGCCAGCGCACCATTCCCAGCCGGGACCTTGCTGCTCTACCAGGACGCCTAAGCCATCCTCGCGATTGCAAGCCCAAGGCGCCGCAACACGGCGCCTTGTTCGTGCAATCCCGCACGGCAACAGGAGACTAGACCATGAAGACCGGATTAAGCCTTTCAGAATTGGCCGCCAAGATCGAAGGCAATAAAGCCCTGAAACAGGATTTTATTGCAGACACCGCGGCGACCACGATGCAAGTGCAAGCCGATAAAACGATCGTGCTTGAAATCCCGCAGCCTGGGACCGCTATCCCGAATAGCTTTCCCATCCTGCCAATCGCGCACGATCAAATCGGCGCACGGCTGAACATTCCGGCCAAATACTACGACCGGATGCAGGCCGAGGCGCCCGATTTGCTGGCGACAAACGTAAATGCTTGGTTCCGCAAGAACCCCGAAAAGCGGATGATAAGAACGCTCGGCGGCGACGCCCGCGCCTTCCTGTCAAACCGCTACAATCGCATCGAAAACGAGGAAATTGCAGAGGTTGTTTTGCCAATCCTGGCAGACATCCCCGGCGTTCGAATCCTTTCGAGCGAAATCACGGACCGGCGAATGTATATCCAAGCCCTGACCCCGCGCACCGAAGGCGAGGTAAAAAAGGGCGACGTCGTACAGGCCGGAGTCGTGATCTCCAACTCAGAGACCGGACACGGCGCCGTCAGCATTTCCCCGCTGGTTTATCGCCTGGTCTGCCTCAATGGCATGATCGCCAACGATGGACGCCTGCGGGCAAACCACGTCGGCGGCCGTATCGAGGAGACGGAAGCGCTCTACCAGGACGACACCAGGAAAGCGGACGACCGGGCAATCTTGCTCAAGGTCCGCGACCACGTCCGCAATGCGGTCGACTCGGTGGCGTTTGCTGCCCGCGTCGAAGCCATGGCCGGCCTTGTGCGCCAGCCGATCGCCGGCGATCCGGTGGCGGCCGTCGAAGTGCTGGCCAAAAAAGTCGGCGCCACCGACGGCGAGCGGGGCGGGATCCTGCGCTCGCTGATCGAGGGCGGCGACCTGTCCGCCTGGGGATTGCTGAACGCAGTCACCGCGCAAGCCCACGCGGCGCCCGACTATGACCGCTCAATCGATTTTGAGCGCATGGGCGGCGCCTTGCTTGAGCTCCCCCGCAACGAATGGACGCGAGTCCTTGAGGCGGCCTAACGATGCAAGCCCAGGCGGCCGGCTTCACAAGCCGGCCGCCTGATCGTGCACCGCACGGCAACAGAGGAGAAAGAACGATGTCCGACCATGATGCAATGCTCGCCATCCAAGAATGCTTGGACGGCACCGAATGGAATTCGAACACGCTTGAGGAGGTTGCGGCGATCATGACCGCGGCCGGCTACAAAATCCGCGACCTCGACGACGTCGAACGCGAGGCCACACCATGAACCCGCTAACAATCGGAGCGCTCATGCTGGCCGGCTTTGCGTTCCTAACCTGGGCAACCGCGCCGGCAAAATACGGCGCCGAGCCGCGGCTAACACCGAATGCCGAAGACTCTGACTTTTGCATGCCGGCCGAAGTCACAGGCGGAGCCGCGATCGCCTACCACTGCCACGCCGGCGAGATCGGTTGCAAAACGCACCCCGTAACGGATTGCGAGGCCGACGATCGCGACGACTTTGCAGAAGATGATTAGTGCAAGCCCAAGGCGCTGCGGACCCCGCGGCGCTTTGTTCGTGCACTTTCGCACGGCAACAGAGGAGATAAGACCATGAGCACCTTTATTGAGCCGGCCGAGATCCTGGCCGGCCACGTCTCACCGGAGACCGCGTACGTTGTCGCGGATTACCCGTATGGCTATACGCTGCGCTGCAAAATCCGCTATTGGCTGGAATTCAAATCGGGCAAGGGAGTCCGATTCTGGTCGCAAACGACAAACCCCAAGCGACCCGGCGAAGTCTGGAACAAGCCGAAGTCTTCCACTTACTGCCGTTTCGGCGGCGCCATGTACCTGGACGAAAACGGCCACTGCAAATGGAGCGGACTCACCGAATACAGCACGGCCGCCGAGGCGCAAGCCTGGGCGAGCAAATGGCGCGAAGGCGTCCCACCGGAAGCCCTGCCCGACCTTGACCGCTGGATTGCGGGCAAGGTTGCGTATGAGCAAGCCCGCGCCAAGGCGGCCGGCGAGGAGCCCACCCATACCCTGCCGCTCGCCGTCGGCCTGGTCGAGGCTCACCAGGCGATGGCCGCGGCCGACAAGACCGAGAAATAGCGCAAGCCCAGGCGGCCGGCTTTTTGGAGCTCGGCCGCCTGATCGTGCGCTTAAGCACGGCAACGAAAGGAGCGAAGACCATGCCTATTGATTGGGACGACCCGGCCGCCCGCGGCCGGTTGATCGAAAGAGTCGGCGCCGAGGAATACAGCCGACTCCTTGCAATCCACTTCAAGCAAAGCACCCTTGCGACCATCAACGGCCACGCAATTCGGCCGGTTATGTCGCGCTTCGGGCGCCTGTTTTCGGTGGGAAACACTAACCGCGCTTTTGCCACCCTGGGCGAGGCGGCCGCCTTTGCGAGGGCAACGCCATGAGCATCGACGGCAAAGCAATCGCCTACGGCGCCCTTTTCCTGGCGGCCGTAGCGGTGGCCCTGGCCGGCCACCTCATAACCCCGCCGGCCGCAACCCCGCCGCGACCTATCCCAGCGATTAAGCCGATGGACATGGGCCGGCACCTTGAGGAAATGATCGACCGGCAACAGAGTCGGGACCTTAACAGCCTGGGCAAGATCGGCCCCGAGCACGATGCCTGGATCCTGAAACGCTACCAGAAGCCGGCACCGGCGCCGCAACCTGCAAAACCACCGGACACCCGAGTCCGGCCGCGGCCCTTGATATTTCAGACGACCTAACGAAACCGGCCGCGAGCGATCGCGGCCGGCCACTCCCCCGCCCGCCCGGCACCCGCCGCGGCGGGCTTTTTTTGCGCCGACCGGCGCCGGCCGGCCCAAGCCTGGACGGGCAGCCCGATTCAACAAAACCTGGACGGGCAGCCCGATTCAACGTGGGCCGGTTATTTTTGCCGCATCGCATTGCCCTTGGCGTCGAGAACGACGCGAAGGCAAGAGAACCGGACGCGAGCATCGGGTTCGATAAATTTTTCGTGCACCCGGCGCATCCAGAGACAATGGCCAGGCCCGCCGGAGCCGACAAAGACCAGCGCATCGGCCGGAAACCGTGGCGAGCGCGGGTTAGGCACAGGAACGGCAAGCCCCGAGCGCTCACGCATCAAGACGCTCGCCTCCGTGGACGCCAAGAGCTTAGGCGCAGGCGCAGCCTTAGGCTGGGGCGCGAGGGTGGCGATCGCGATGACGGAAACCAGAAAGACCCAGCGCAAAGGCTCGATCAGATGATCCCGAGCAAGTATGCGATGGCGAGCGGCGGGCCAAGTATCGCGGTCAATGCGAGACACGCGAGCCAGCAGGCGCCGATTGTGAAGCAAATTCCGATGGTCGCGCTGCACAGGTAGCCTCTAACGCGCTGCAAGCAAATCCTCCGCAATGAAAAAGGCCGGACGGGGGCGCCCGTCCGGCCTGGATGGTTCAAGCGGTTGCGAGACGACCGCGGGTAAAGAACGCCCGGATCTTTTCGCGATTGCTTACACCGAACAGCGCAGCCAAGCCGCTGAGAAACAGCCACACGGCGGCAGGCAGCGGCACCGGCGGCGGGACGGTGGCAAGGTTGCCGCCGTAGCCGGACGTGCCGTTGGCAAAGCCCGCTATGTTGAGGAAGTAATCCCCCGCAAGCAGGAAAGCCGAGCCGGCCATACCCTGACAATTCGGGATGGGTCCGCAGCCGAGTACGGCAAGGACCGGCCCGATGACGGTTGCGCCAGGAATTGCCGGCGTTCCCGCAATCACCGACGCATTAAAGCCGGTGATGAAGTCAGAGGCTTGCGCAAAGACGTTGGTCACGGACGCGATGGTCAGTGTCGCGTTTTGCGTCAGGTGGAAGGTGTATTGATCCGAAAACGCGCCGACGAGTGCGCCCAACGAGTGATTGAAGGCACCAGCCGCCGATGTCGGATCATCACCGAAGCTAGTGATGGTTGCCGCCTTGAGTGGCGTTGCAAGCGCCACCAATGCAGCAATAGCAAAGACAACTCTCCTCATGAGAAGGTCCTTTCGTTATGCCCGCTGAGATCGTCCCGCATCGGGCGACGGGTCGTTGTTTTTGCGGCGTCTGTTCAGCAGGTACAAACCAACGAGACCTGTGCCGAACAACCAAACGGCGCCCGGAATTGGCACTTCCGGAACACTGAAAGGCGTGGGACCGCCGCTAAGATCGACAAAGCCAGTGCGGCCATTCGTGCCGCTCAAAATGTCGAGCACCATGAACGCCAAGGTATCCCCCGGCGGAGTGGTTGACAGTTCAGCGAAGCTCGCCAGCGTGAGACCGGCGCCGCTGATTGAGAACGACGCAGAGGTGGGACCATTGCCCCCGCTCCATGTCCCCTCGATGCCGTATTCAAAGTTGCCGAAGCCATCGGCGGCAAGAACCCCGGCGTTTTGCTGGTTGACCGGGATCACACCGGGAATCGAGAACGATGCCGATAGGCCGGAGTAGGTGATCGTTGGATTGCCGACCAGGTTGAAACCAAAGACGACGTCCTGCCCGCCATTGGCAAAATTGTTGCCATTGAGAAAGGCGATCGCAATATCGATGGTGCCATTTTCATGATCGGTTGCGGTGATGGTGGCAAAGCCGTTGGCTTGCGGGCCGCACAGATTGGTACAGTGATCGGAGAAAAAAGTGCCCGTCGCGACCGTGACACCCTTGGCCGGCAGCGTTGTGGCGGCGAGCAGCGCCGCGAGCAGCAGGATTTTTCGCATGGGGCCTCCTTTGTAAGGGTAGCGTTAAGCAAAAGCTTGACACACACGCCGGCACCTCCGCAAGGGGGGAGGTATAAATTTGGGGAAAAGAACCATTAACCTTGACAGGCGTCAAGGCCACACTTAACAAGGACCTATCACGCCGGCCGGATTTGTATGGTCTCCTTCCGGTGTTTTGCATCATGCGCCCGGCCGGTTTCCCAAATCCCATCGCCGCTGCGGGCGACCGGACCGGGCGCATGTTCGCATGTAGGATAAACCGCATGCCACACCCCAAAAGCAAAAAGCCGATCGACCCGATCATCCGGAAATTGCGGGAAAGGCGCATCGCTAAAGGCTTGAGCCAATACGAATTGGCCCGCCGGCTTGGCTACACCGATGGCCTGGTTTGCCTGTGGGAGACCGGCCGCTATCGTCCGCGCCGGCAAGCCCTGGTCGATTGGTGCACAGGCCTGGGCGTCGAACCGCCTCGCGACGGCACATGAAAACAGACCGCATCAAGCTTTGGATGGCGATTTCCGCGCTGGCCTTGCTCGCCTATGTCGCTTTCGTGATCTGGTACATCGGCCTTGTCGTGGTCCGATGAAACGTAAGCGGCCGCATACCGGCATGAGCGCCGACGACGTCAAGATCGCGGTCGCAGCGCTCGGCCTGTCAGTCAAGGCGATCGCCGCGTCATTCGGCGTGCATGAGCGAACCGTCTGGACCTGGATGGCGTGGGGAGCTCCCGGCCATATCGCGATTGCGCTCGAGACCTGGCTTGCCGGAGACATCACCGGCAAACAGGTCAAGAAATTCCTGCGCAAAATCGGCAAGTCTCGCGATGACGGAGACCGTTACCGATGACCGAGGAGGAGGCCACCAAACGCGGCTGGAAGCGGGAGCGGTGCTTTTGTTGCCACGGCACCGGTCAGGTCAGTGACTATGGCCCTTTCGGTATGGATTTTGAGGGACCCAAGGAATGCGATATGTGCGCCGGCGGCGGGTCCTATTGGGTCACGCCCAGCGGCCGAGCTCATGCCCAATGGCCAGGCGGTCCGTTCTGTTGACATAGATCAACATATAGCGTGAACGGACGTAGAACGCCGATTCGATCTACATATAGTACCATACCCTAATACCGTCTTCGCATGCGCGAGATCTTGGAAATTCCGGAATGCAGGGTTTCAGCGGCGATGCTCTGCGCGGTGACAAGGCCGGCACAGCCATACGACCTCGAGCGGCTTTGAATAGTTGGGGTGATGTTTCTCGACGAACCTTTCCCCGCCGCATTGCCGGCATGGCTCCGGGGTCAGCTTGCCGCGCCGCTGATAAACCTTTGCAATTCCTCTAGCTCTAACCTTTTGGGTGTATTCGTCTGGATGCGTCCGCATATCACCCTTGGGGTGAAAGGGTGACAGGGCACATGGCTGCGTCAGATTCGGACGTAGCCCTCACCAAAGTTTCTGCGACCACTTGACCCACGCAGGTGCGCGAGGCCATAAAGGAACACAAGGAAGAGATCGAGAGGTTGCGCGGTGGCACTCACTGATCGCCAACAGATCGCCCGCCGAGGCAAGCTGACGGCCGGCGACCCGTCATTCGTCCCGAAAGACTTCTCCGACAACTGGGCCGTCCAACTTGCGCCAGGTCCGCATGTAGGCGTTGTGGCAAAGCCGGCAGTATCGTTGTCCCTTCATTGGCTCGGCGGCACGGCATTTGCTGCAGTCTGCCATCAAAGCCTCCGCAGCCGGCATAGGGTCCGCGTCTTCTCCCAAGCGACAAACGCCGGGCTTGGGTTCCTTGCTCCTTCGAATTCAATTCGATCCCTTCTTAGGGTTTCAGTGGGTTTAAGTAAGGTTTCATGCTTGTCAGAGAGCAGACAAGGGTCCCTTGTCAGAGTGTGACAAGGGTCCTTGTCAGCAGTGACAAGGGTCAGCTTCGACGTCCTGCCCGACCTCTCCTGCCGTATGACAAGACCTTTTTCGATCAGCCGGCGAAGGGTCCGGTTGATTTCGCTGCGTGAGATCCCCAGGCGCCGGCTTACAAAGGTCAGCGACGGGAAACATTCATGCGGTGGCTTGATGGCATGGTCGGCCAGAGCAACCAGCACCAGCTTGTCGAGCGGTCGTAGTTTTTGGTCGAGAGCCCAGCGAACAGGGTGGATCGGCATGGCTTTTCCTCCCGGAAATGCCGGTTAAAGGGGTGGCTTGACAGATTTTGTGGGGTGTTTAGTTTGCTGGGCGATTGACCTCCTGACTCCGGCTGAACCTGCCGGTTTTGTTTGGTCTTTCTCCGGAGGGCGGTCCCACAAGGGCCGCCCTCGTTGCATTCCGGTCAGGCTACGTCGTCAGGCTGAAACTTGTCGAGCTGATTTTCAATGTTTCCTCGGCCAACAACTTCGGCTGTTCGCTCACAAAGCTCTAAGGCTTCTTCGAGGCTCAATTCACGCTTGGGCCGCGTGTGCCAGATAAAGCGACACAGCAGCAGTTTTTCCTCTTTGCGAATCTCGTCGGCCCAATTCGTCAGCGCCACAATTCCCTCCGTGGTTACGCCAGTCTAGCCATTAACGGGCCACCGCAGCGTTTCGTAAGCCTCCACTGCATCGGCCAAACTGTTTACTTCTATTGCTTCCTGGGTGTCCGGCTGAGCGTCCGTGAGTTTATCAATCCTGGCGAGACACAGTTCGTTAAGCCGATCCGCCTTCTCAATCTGAGCCGCCGCATCCCATAGGTCTTCCTTGAGGCGGTCTGGTAAACCGAGAAGGCGCTGACCCTTCATCATGTCAGCCCACCCCCTAAGCCTTTCGAGCAAATCCGTCGCCATTACTGTTATCCTCTCCGTTCTAGCCATAAACAGTCATGGCGAACCGAATGGGTCCGACATAACCCATAAATCATGCCACGTTACATTGAGACAGCCGGATATTGGAGTTTGCTGTTCGCCAAGCCACGGGGCGGCGTCGAATAGCTCGCGCAGATGTTTCCGCGCCACATGCTTCCGGCAGTCTGTGAGCGCAAATTTCTGCGGACATGGGACTGGCGGGTGATCGTCGGGATGGCAGGTGCAGGGCCATGTCTTTGGCTCCGCTGCCGCAGTTGCCTTATCCATTCCTGTTATCCTCTCCTTCCTTCGGAATCGGTTTTTCCTCATCGTGTTTTCGATATGGGCGTCTTTCAGGCATTTCCAACACGGCTCGCCGTAGTCCCAGCCGGAGCCGCCACATACAGGACAGTGCCCTTGGGTCAATTCGGGTGGCTTTGGGTCGGCTTGGGTCGATTTGGGTAAAACTCTCATATGCCGTCCAATTGGTTGCCGAAACAAACCCATTCCTTCGACTTCGGTGTTGCCGGCCGGCGCCGAGCAAAGAGCTCGAGCCGCGGGCCGGCACAGAATTCCTCGATGCGCCGATGCGCTTCTATCGGCTTGCGCGAATGCTCCGAGACCGGCGCGACAATCAATTCGGCCACAGACTTGGACCTGCGCACAGGCGAGCCCCGCCTTCCGACCAGGCAAAACTCCGCATTGTGCCGGCTGTTATAGCCAAGCCCGTAGAACCATCCGAGATCGTTCTCGGTGCGCTTGGCCCAGGTGAACATGACCCCCGACGGCTTGAACCCCCAGGCCATCATCACGTCGACGTGAGCACCGATCGTAAGGAAGGGACCTGTTACCCATAGGAATAGGAAGGCGTCCCGCTTGCACAGATCGGCAACGGGGAAGGCGCGAATGTCTTTCAGCGTTAGCGTCGGATAGTAGCGCTCGGCCGACCGGCCCAGGCCTTTGTCGGACCAGACCTTGAAGCGCCAGGGTGGATCCGCGAGCACACAGGCAAAATGGTCCCGCGGTAGTTTCTCAAAGACTCGCGTGGCTTGCACTTGATCGTTTGCCTTTGCGCCGCTTTTTCGGACGGGTGAAAATATCAGGGCGCAAATCGGCGCGGTCGATGCCTGTGAATTCCTCGACCTCACCAAGGCGATTGATAGGGACAACCGGCCAATCCGAAATAGCCTGCCGTGTCACTCCGAGGTGACGGGCTAGTTTCGATTGCATGCCAAGGGTTTCCCGGATCTTGCTAAGGCCTGGACTAACGGCCTGCTTTTCGCGCTTTATGCGGGGCATGTTCTACACTTCCATTGTCAAGCGAACACTTGACTATCAATAGACCATAGGGCATTTTTGTCAACCAGACCAAAGGGAAATGCAATGCCGAACCTCGACAAGGCTAGGGCCTGCATTCAATCAATCCTCAACTTGCCCTTTGTCAATAAGAACGTCCGTTACTACGCGGAGGTGGCGCTGTCCCACCTGCAACCGGAGAAAGATTATGGCACTGAGCGAGAGACAGGAGATCGCCCGCAAGGGCAAGATGACAGGGAGCCGGATCGGAACGCTGGTAAGCGGGAGCTCTGAGGATCTTTACAATCTATGGCTAGAGCTCACCGGCGATCCATCGTTTAAGCCGCCCGACTACAGCAACAATTTCGCCGTCCAACTCGGCAACGCCACCGAGAAATTCCACCTCGATTGGATTGAGCGGGCGCTCGGCACCATCGATTGCCGCGGCGATAGCCTGCAGCACCCCAAGGTGGAATGGGCGGCCGTCACGCTCGACGGCTGGGCAAAACGCGACGGGGTCCCGGTCGAAGCCAAGCACACCGGCGGCTTTGAAAGCATGGATACCATTATCGATCGCTACATGCCGCAGATGCAATGGACCATGTTTTGCGCCGGCGTGAAGGAGGTCGCCTTCTCGGTCATTCAGGGCGCCAAAGAGCCAAAGCCGCTTTTCATCGGCTACGACTCCGAATACGTCGACGACCTGGTAGACGAAGCCGAAGCGTTCATGAAATGCGTTCGCGAATTGCGCGAGCCGATTCCAAACCCCTTCATTAAACCACCCAAGCCGGTCTTCACTCGTATCGTTGACATGACCGGCAATAATGAATGGGGCTTTCACGCCAGCGCATGGTTAAGCAATCGCGTGGCGTTCCAGAAATACAACGAGTCCGCCAAAGCCATCAAAAACCTAATGCCATCCGATGCCAAAGAGGGCTGGGGTCACGGCATTATCGTGAAGCGCAGTAAGGCCGGAGCGCTCACAATCAAATTGGAGAACGACGATGACGAAGCAAAAGCCGAAGACTAAAGCCCTGGTCAAAGCCGAGCCCCGGCCGCCGGCGCTGTCTCCCACCCTGGCGCTGATCGAGCGGGCCGCCCGCGATAAGAAAATTGACATCGCCAAGATGCGCGAGCTCCTGGCAATGCAAAGCGAGGAGGAGAAGCGGATCGCGGCTCGCATTTTCGAAGCGCAGATGAATGAGGTGCAGACGAAGATCGAGCCGGTGCGCAAGGATGCCGATAACCCGCACACTAAATCCAGGTTTGCGACATATCACGCGCTCGATGCCGCCATCCGGCCGATCTATGTCGAGCATGGATTCTCGGTCTCATTCGACACCGAGGAAACCGACAAGCCCGACACCGTTGTCGTGCTCTGCTACGTCGGGCACCGGGCCGGACACAATCGCGTCTATCGGATTGCCATGCCGGCGGAGGGCAAAGGCGCCAAGGGTGGCGACGTGATGAGCAAGACCCACGCCACCGGTTCGGCCGTCACCTACGGTCGACGTTATCTGTTGTCGATGATTTTCAATATCGCCACCCTGCAGGACGACGATGGCAATGCCGCCGGCCGCTATCGGCCAGCCGAGCGGCGCCAGGAAACCAGGCCGGCCGGCAATGGCGGCGAGCAACCAGCACCGCCGCCACAGGAGCAAGCCAAGCCGGCCGAGAAGCAAGCCCCGCATGCGATCGAGCGGCCAGCCGGTATCAGTGCCGCGGCCTGGGGCGGCAAGGTGATTGAGCAAGTGTTGTTATGCGAGACCGTGCCGGAGGTGGACGCCTGGACAAAAGCGAATGACCAATCGCTGGCGGATCTCGAGAAGGCGGCGCCGGCAATTTACGAGAAGGTCAAGAGGACGATCGACGATCGCATCAAATGGATTACGAAATGAAGCAACGCGGATTATTCCGCGCTGCCAACTCGGCGCCGCCATGCCTTGTACCGATCGACAAGCGGGCACAGGAGATCATGGCGGAGCTCGGGGCCGACAAGAAGGCGTTGGTCTCGGTGCACACGCCACGCTACCCCGAGCATCACGGCTTTGTGTTCATGGTGCTGGGGAAGATCGCGAAGGCAACAGACCATGATGTGCGCAGCGTCTTGCTTTCGCTTCTCTACGAGACCGGCCGCTTCGACTACGTGCGCTTGCTCGACAATACCGTCGTGCCGGATCCGCAATCGCTATCGCCGGAGAGCATGACCCAGCCAGAATTTCAAAAGTTTTGGGATGAGGCGAGGGGAATCATCCGCACCAAATGGCAGAGGTTCATGAGCCCGCAAGACTTTGCAGAGATCGACAAACTAATCGGAGAAAGACAATGACCAGGTTCAGATTGGTTCCAAAGGAAAGAGCCACCGAGGTAAGCCAAGGTCTCGAACAGACCTTTACGGACCTGCTTAAGGCCCGCACCGAATTGGAGGCCGCAGTCACACTGGCGAATGCCGCCCTCAAAAGGGTGGATGCGTCAATCACAACGATTGAAGCACTGTGCGGCAATTTCGATCCGCGTAAGCCGTACGCAAACCCCGACTACAGGGGAACCGGCAAATGACATCACCATTCGCCAAGCTTGCTGCCGAAGCTGCCTTCGGGCCTGACGCCGGCGAACGCCTGGAACGTGGCGCCTGCCCCATGTGCGGGAACCCGGACCCGAAGGCGACGATCGAGGATTTAATGAGCGAACGCGAATTCAAATTGAGCGGCCTGTGCCAGGACTGTCAGGACAAATGTTTCGGAGACCAGAAATGAGGCGCATTCCCTTTGACTTCTACGACGACGGAACCACGATCGTTAATGGTCAGTCGTTGCCTTGGCGCTACCGCCATAGAGTCGGGCTCATTCTGTACGAGAGCACCGAAACGTGGGGCGCCGATATGCTTGGCAAGGATGCCCGCCATTCCCTGCACGACATCAAGCGGATCCTAAGACACAAATTTCAGATGGGAGCGATCGCGGAGTCGCGGCGCAAATATGTCGAAACCATTGGCACCGGGGAGAAGATAAGTGCGTGATCGACCGACTGACAAAGTCGAGCGCGGCCGCTTCCTCGGTGGCCGGCTGGGGTCGCCGGCCGGCATGCGTTACGGCGCCTTCAAGGTCAACGGCCCATGCGACCGAGAGCTTGTCATCATTGCGGACGATGGCAACGAAACCGCATGGGAGCATGTATCGGTCTCGGTCGACGCCAAGCATCCACCGAACTGGCAGGAAATGTCCTGGGTCAAAGACCAATTCTGGCGCGACGACGAGACCGTGCTGCAATTCCACCCGCGCAAATCTGAATATGTGAATTGTCATCCAAGCTGTTTGCACCTCTGGCGCAACATCGGACTAGATCACCCGTTGCCGCCCTCAATTTTGGTCGGGCCGAAGCTTGGGCCGCAATGACTTCTACGATCGTAGAAAGAAAACTGACTCGGTTTGAGTCAATGTTTATCGTGTCAAGAAAAATTATTTTTGCCTGTCAAGCGCAGGCATGACGCACACTTTTGCAACGCCGACTCCAATGGAATCGAAAAATCCGGAATCGCGATTTGCTATGGTGGCTCCGTTGACTGCAACAAACGGAGAAAGATCATGAAGACGAGAGACGAGAAGCTTGCCGACATCGACGCCAGCATCAAGCGTTGGCTGTCACGGATCCGGCGGGCAACCAACGCAATCCACAAACTGGAACAGCGTAGGGTGCGTTTGCTTAAGCCGCGTGACCCCATGCGCGTCGGCAAAATGTCGCCGGCCATGGCGAAGGCATTGGAGATTGCCGACCAGCATGTCGCGGACAACCCGCCGGTCTATGTCGAGCCGGTCGTCACACGCAAGCAGGTCGAGGAGGATCCGCTCAAGATCCCGGATGAGTTCAGGCGTGACCCGAATGCCGATGCGCTCAAGAAAATGAACGAGCGCATTGAGAAGCGGGCCGGTCAGCGCAGGAAGGAAAAGCCGGTTAAATCTCCCTTGCTTGCCAAGGCAATTGCTGACAACAATCGTCGCAATTCCCCGAAGACATAGCTTGTGATGAACCCCACCCCCCCCCGCACTGCCCGGTGCGGGGGGTTTTTGCTATAAGGCGACTCATGAAATACACGACCGAGAAAGAGATCTCTCGCTACCCATCGGCCAGGGCAACCGGCCGAACCATGACCGTTGATGGCGTTCTCTTTCAGGACTACCGGCTTTTGAACCGCAACCTTTGGCGGACCCCCGACCAATTCAGCATTGAGGTCGGCCGGCATGGCGCCGAAAACACCAATTATTACGTCAAGATCCACAATCTGATTCTTGAAGTCAGCTATCCCAAAGCGCGAAGCGCGGCCCAGGCCGGCATCAAGACGCTCGCTAAATACATTGGCCCACGCGCTACGGCATTCGGCATTTGATGCAGCCCAGCCAATCAGATCCGCTCGAGCCCTATCGCGCCATGCTGGCGACGATGGACCCGAAGGCGAAAGCCGAACTAGACCGCATCATCAAAAAGGAAATGTCGGCGCTATGGTCCCCGGATCCGCGCAACATTCCGCAGATGGTCGCCTACGAAAGCCGGGCCGACCTGTTGCTCTACGGCGGCGCCGCCGGCGGCGGTAAGACCGACCTGTTATGCGGCACTGCACTCACCCGGCACCAACGCTCGGTGATCTTTCGCGCCCAATACAAGGATCTCCGCGCCGTCGAGGAGCGCGTCCTGCAGCTTGCCAATAAAGGCGGCCGCGAGGGCTACAACGGCCAGGACATGGTCCTCAAGAAGGACGGCATGGTGATCGAATTCGGCGCGATCGGCGGCGCCGGCCAGGAAATGGATTGGCAGGGCCGGCCGCACGACTTCTACGGCTTCGACGAGGGCGCCCAGCTATCCGCGCAAAAGGTGAATTTCGTCACCGCCTGGAAACGCACCACGATAAAGGGCCAGCGCACACGAATCATCATCGCCAGTAACCCGCCAATAGGGGGAGAGGGTGAATGGCTGATCGAATGGTTCGCTCCCTGGCTGGACCCGATGTATTCCAACCCGGCACAGCCGGGAGAGCTCCGGTGGGCATTTGTGGGGCCGGACGGTCATACCGTTTGGTGTGAGAACGGTGACGTCGTGATGGTCGGCACCGAAGAATACACGCCGATGACGCGGACCTTCATCCCCGCGCACCTCGAGGATAACCCCTACCTCGATCCCAGCTATAAGGCGCAAATCCAATCTCTGCCCGAGCCGCTGCGCTCCAAGCTATGGAAGGGCGACTTCCTCGCCGGTCGCGAAGACCACGCCTGGCAGGTGATCCCCACCGAATGGGTGCGCCAGGCGCAAGCCCGCTGGAAACCAGGCGCCCCGGAAGGCCTGCGCATGCTGTGCATGGGTGTTGATATTAGCGGGGGCGGTTCGAACGATCCGCATTGTATTGCAAAGCTTTACGGCAATTGGTTCGACCGATTGACCGTGTTGAATGGCGTCGACGCCAAGAACGGCCAGCAGCTTGCCGGCCAAATCATTGCCCACCAGCAGGATAGCGCCCTGATCGTGCTAGACATGACCGGCGGCTGGGGAGGGTCGGCTCGCGATCACCTCGCCAGTAACCGCATCCAGGTCGAATCCTGCATTTTCAACGCCAAGTCGGCCGAGCGAACCAAGGACGACAAATTCCGCTTCTCCAATCAGCGGGCGGAAATGCTTTGGCGGTTTCGGGAAGCGCTCGACCCAGCGAGCGGCGACAATGTCGCCTTGCCGCCGGACGAGCGGCTGACCGCGGAACTGACAGCGGCCCGATGGCGTCCGAAGATGGACACCATCCAGGTCGAAGACAAAGACGAGATCCGGCATCGGCTCGGCGGCTCACCCGATCGCGCCGACGCTGTGATGATGGCCTGGCATTATCGGCGCCGCGCCATGCGCGCCGGCCTGTTTGCCGATGCGGAGGTCAGGGAAGCCGTCGAGATCGACGATCCCTTTAAGCTTTTGACCGAGTTAGAGAATTAACAGGTCTTTTGCGCCTTGCTCGGCGCTGGCAGATTGACCGGCGTGGTCATATCCGCGGCCTCCTCAAGGTCCTGATCCGTCGGCAGATCTTGTTCGAACGGGGTCATACGATGATCTCCTCTTGTTGAAACCGGAAGGGAAAGGCGACTTCGATAATGTCGTCTGTTGCTACGCCGAGCGCCTGCATCAAGGCAGGGCTTATGTCGGCAACGCGACCGGTGTCTTCATGAGGTCCCCAATCGGCGGGGAAAGCAAGTAGGACTCTCCCGGTCTCGGGAGAGCGGACGAGCGCGAAATTCGACAAAAGCATAGCCGGCGGAGTTTCGTCGTAATCCCAGCGACATGCGATATACGGCATGTCAGGGTTCAATCGCCGCGCCAGGCCCGTTGTCCCCTCCGGTTGCTCATCGAGAAACAGGTACGGCGCCTCATCGTAGTCGTAGATAAAGGCCAGCCCTTCGTCGGGCGCTACGCCTTCATCGTCCGGACCGCCGAACCAACTAACCCGCCCCTCGACGTGCATGTCACCTCGGTTGCGGCCTTGTCGCGCACCGTTCCCAAATCGCCGGTATCAGGAAATTGCCTGTTTTCGGCCCGTTGACCAGGTCAAAGCCTGGATCGCCCTTGCCGGTGCTGACTGCAATGCGCGGATCGCAGGACGTTCGCCGTATCAGGTCGAAGGCGACGGCTGCCGGCGGCACGGCGATCAACGGGATGGTCGCCGGCTGTTGTGCCGGCGCCGGCGGCGAGGGCTTGTAGATCCGCACATGCTTACGCTTGGCCGCGTCAGCCACCGAACAGGCGAGCACGACGATCGCGCCGGCAATCAGTAATCGCTTCATTTTTTCCCCCTGTTATTGGAGCTCTCGATCTTTTCTCGCACCTGGTCGGCACTTTCCTTCACGCACAATGTCGTCTGCAGCACCCGGATCACAGCCTTGGCCGTCGGACCGCACTCATTGGCGCGTATTTTAATGACCTGCACTTGAGTCGATTCGACCCACACCGGACTGCCATCCAGTTGGGTCAGCATAATCAACGCGAACGCGATCGCCTCATGAGTCGGGCGCATGGTGATAGTGGTAGCGCCGGTAGTTTTGATGGCGCGTGTGATAGCGCCTCACCATATCGGACGTCTCATTCGGCACTATGCACTGCGGCGCGAGGCCGGTCGAACCGCTTTCGCCACCCCAGCCGGAGCCAAACGGGCTGACTTGCTGGTCTTCGGATCCTGATTGCTGCATTTCACTCTCCTACCGATGTAAAGGCGGGCCAAATATCTGCCAGCCGAGCAAGGCGAACAGGACAAACAACAGCACCGTGTTCGTGCCGAGCGCATACGCACCGCCGACAAAGCCGAAATGAACCAGCAAACCGAAGACGGCCCAAATCAGCATGAGTACCCAAAAGGCTAAACCCAACGTCATGATTTCCTCCCTACGGGATACACGCATCCGAAAGTGTCCAATTATACGGGAAGGCTTCCACCCACGCCGACACCGTTTCGTCTTCGTCCCAAGCAGTTTCGCCGTTTCCTGTTGGGACATCGCTCCCCATGACAAGCATGGTGCCATCCGACAGCGCGACCATGACGACACACTCTGAGCCGGAGCTTGAGGTGCTTTTGCCGTAGGACATCACCTTGCTGATGGTCACGCCGGAGCCGCGAGTTACCGGAACTTCTACCGGGTTGGCAGTGTTGCTTTCCGACTGCGATGCGCCGTCGAGGAAGTCATTTCCCCAAGCGAGCAGCTTGTCGCTGGCGAGCAGCGCGTAGATTGCATACTCGCCCTGCGTCGTGGTGCAGCATGGACCGCAGGTAGACATGATCTGTGCGGGTGTCCCGCTCAACAAACCTTGTGCTTGTGTCGGCGTCGAGATATTGCCGTCAGCCGTCGTGATCGGCAGGTTGTTGCCGCTTTTCTGTCCCCAGCAGTAGACCGCGCCGCTGGTTAGCTGACAGATAAAAGCGCCAACGTCAGAGCGGGAATGAGAATTAAAAATCCGCTCGACCGTGCCGTTGAGCGTCGATGCAACAGCGGTGCCAACGCCAACCTTGAGCGGATTGTTCTTGCTGACAATCGTGCCGTCGCCCATCTGGCCCTGTGCGCCATAGCCCCAAGCGTAGGCGCACTTGTCGGCGCACCGGAGGACGATGGTGTCCTGCGCTTGGATGAGAACGTCGATGCCTTGGTAATCGGACGGCAAGGTGCCGAAGCCGTCGGCAACGGTATAGACCGGACGAAAGACGTTCTGTGAGCCGGTGCCTGTGTTGCGTCCGACCGCGCCAGCCCGCAACGCGCCAGCCAGCCGCAGCTTGCCGCTGGCGTCGAGGTAGGCGACGGAGCCTTGATTGCCGCCCGCCGCGACCACCTTCTTGCAGTCGGCCACTGCAACATTGCCCGCGCCGTCGTTTTTCAGGCATTGGGTCGGCACCAGCAGTTGCGTGGTGTTGCCCTGTGCCAGTTGGCCGAAGCCGTTGTAGCCGCAAGCCCAAAGCGTGTCGTCAGCGCAACGGAAATAAACCGATGCAGCCGTCGCGCCAAATGCAGTGCCCTGACCGGTGTGAGCAATCTCGACCACTGCACGGCTTGCCCCGCCCGCAGAGCGCGGTGAGATGTTCGCGGCGGAGATCAGCGTCATCACCTGGATCGCGGTGCCTGCCGCGCCGCCAGTCGCACATTCACCTGTGATGTTCTTGCCGGAGACGCAAACGTCACCTTGGTCTGTCAGCACGTAGAGGTCGAAGCCGTTGTAAAAAAGCGAGACAGGCGTTCCCAGCAGACCGTTGGGCATTGCGATACTTGTAAGTTCAAAATTGGCGTACCCGTTTCGTGTTAGCCCCTGACCTTTCGCGGCGACCGTATTTGCGGCGGCAGAATTGACCGCAAACGGCACTCCGCTGGTGCGGACCTTTCCGTCCGCTGTGATGGCTGCCCAGAGGGAGTGGTCCTCATTCACATGCGACGTGAAGACAGACGGCATGGTGCTGTTGGGGAGCGCAGTCACGCGCTTGAACGCTGGAAGTTCGCTTCCAACTCCGGCTGCGGCAATAGCCGCCGTCACAAAGGCCGTCGTCGCAAGGGAGGTGTCATTGTCGCCAGCCGTCGGCGTCGGCGCTTGCGGATTGCCGGTAAAGACCGGCGAGGCGAGCGGTGCCTTCGGGGCGAGGCCAGCGGTGAGGGAATTATCGACGTACTGCTTGGTGGCAACGCCGAGCGCGGCAGTCGGGTCGCCTTGAATGGTGATAAGGCCACTCTGCCGGTTAATGCTGAACGGCGACTCCGCTATGATCGCGCCAGCGTCGTCGTAGCGATAGATCACAAAATTAGAACCGGCATTGCCGCCACTCTCAGCCGCGTTGTTGCCGGGGATGACAACCCAACGGTCTAAATCGTCCTTCTGACCGAAAAGATAACAAGCCTCATCATCCGTCCTGTTCAACGTCAGTGCTGGCGACGCCTTGCTGATCGTCAAGTCACCCGTCATCGTGTCGCCGGACTTGGCAACCTTGTCGGCGGCCAATGCAGCAAAGCGGGCATCATCGCCAGCCGCAACGGTGCCTGCCGCCGTGCCGACGTCCTTGACCGCAGCGTCACCCAGCCCGAGGTTGTCACGCGAGGTTGATATGCTCGCCACGTCGGACAGATTGTTCGCGGCCAGCATGTCGCCGCCGCCGCCGCCGGGTCCGCCTGTGCCGTCGTTGCCCTTTTGCGCCAGAAGGTCCCAATCGGCCGGGTTCGCCGCCGGCGATTTGTTCGTGTTGCTGGTCTTTGCGATGTACGAGGTGCCGCCATCCTGGACGGCATCGTTCGGCGCATAGGCCGTCGCGCTATTCCACGGCCCTTGCCATTCGATTTTGGCAACCTCTGCCGCGCTCGCGGACGCTGCCGCCGCGCTGGCTGAACCAGCCGCCGCAACCGCCGCGGTTTCGGCATCCTCCGCATAGCCGGCCGCCAGCATGGACGAATTGGTCGCCGCCGCTTGTGCCGCCTGGGCCACATTGGCAGACGCCGCCGCGCCGGAAGCAGAATTGGCGGAATCATTCGCCGCTTGTTGCGCGGCATCGACGAGGCCGACCAAGGTTTCGGCGTCGGGAACCTCATCCTCCGGCGTGTAATCGGGAGCTCGCACGGCCCGCGAAATTCGATCATCGAGCCGCTGGCAGATTTTGGTCAGGCGATCGAGCGCTTGCTCATGGCTATCGGCCGGGAAATCATCGGCGTTGATGTAGTGCGTTTGCTGAGTGATGTCGGGCGAATTGATGATGATAACGGTCACGCCGACCGGCGGCGCCACTGCAAAGGCGACTGTGCCGCCCGTCGGGTTCATGACCCCGGTCACGGTGTAGTCTGTGCCGATTATCTGCAGGGTGCCGTTGCTGGTTGCGTCATCGAACAACCAAACCTCGAGATCGTTCGACTGATAGAATTGGTACGGGTAGGAAAATTCCGTAACGACGCCATTGCCGGCGTATTCTTTCCTGGCTTCGGCTGCGGTGACGGTCAATGTTGCCTCCTATGTTCCTTACCGCCCTGCTTCGGCCGGCAGAGACAATGGCGCTGCTTTGCCTTTCTTGACAGTCACGCCGCCGGCGTCGACGGCGCCGCGGCCGCTTCGCCTGCCGCCGCCCTCATAACCCTGTGAGGCGGCCTGCAGGCTTATCGTCTTTAGCTGGTTTGCAAGCTGATTGGGATTAACAGATTCGCCGGCCCGCAGGATACGCTGGGCTTTCGGCCAATAGGTTTGAATGCTGCTAATCGGCATGACCTTGTTACGAGCCAATTGACCGCTCAATTCTCGCCCCACCTCCGGCGAGACCTTGTTGATGACGTCGAGATAGGGCTGGGTGTCGACGATCGGCAGATATTTGTAGCCCGGAAGCCCTTGCACGATATTGGAATTGCGCGCCTCAATCGCGGTGTATTCGTTAAGCGCCTGCACCAGAATGTCGACCTTGCCCTTTTCGACCTTGATGCGAATGCTGGGATCGCGAAGCGTGGCCAGGCCGCCCTCCGCCAAAAGCCCGTTTTTCAGAGACCGCGTCACCGATGCGAGCGCAGAGGCGCGATCGAGCGGATGCAGTACCTTGGAAAGCGGCCCGCCCGCCGTTTGGTGAACACGCACATAGTCGCGCTGTGCATCGTCGAGCGTGTTGAAATACGTGGTGGCGGCAACGGTGTCGCCATCCTTGACCAATTTGCTCATCGATTTATTGGCAACCGTCAGCCGGCCGCCGTTCTGCCCAATCTGATTATAGAGTTCGTTCATGGGCTCGCCCATGGCCATGCGATCTTTGACGAAAGCGCGCAACGCCGGCACGTCGCTGATCTTGAAATTGGCTTCCTGGCCAGAGAGCCCATTTATGAGGGACCGGCCAATTCCACCAATGCCGCCGAGCTCCCGCGGCCAATCCCCGAACATGCCCTGCATGAGATATTGCGCTTCCATCGGGGACCAGGCGGCCCCGATCATGGCGCCGACAACCGGAATGTTTTTGCGGAACCAATCACGCGCATCCTCCGAATTCCAAATCATGTTCATGCCCTGGGCCAGGGCAACGTAGAATTTGTTGGTGTATTCATTGGCTTGCAGATGCGGCGCCACGCCCTGCAGGCTTTGCGACACGATCGGCCGCTGAAAGAAACTATCGTAATTCGACGCCAGGCCGGTTGCCGTCTTGATCGCCGGCAATTCGAACGGGTTAGGAACGCTGAATGTGTAGCGCATCGAGGCGAGGAATTTTACCGCTTGCTGCGGATCGCCGGAGTGCAGGAATTCAACCGCCTTCTCCGCCAGGTTGAAGGCAGTGCCAGGCTCCCAGGGCTTCGGAATGAAGATCCAGGCGCCTTGCATCCCCTCCGGCAAATTCACTGTGCCGCCGCCGAGCATGTCGTACACGCCTGCTTTGAGGAACGGCAGGCGGAAGATCCAGTTTTGCGAGCGCTGTTGCACCGAAAGCCGCTGATAGACCGGATCGTCTTGCCAGGCATAGGTGATGCCGGCCGAGATCGCCGCGAGTGCGCCGATGCGGGGAATGAGAGTTTGCCGCAAGGCCTGTTGATACTCGGCCTGTTGCTTGGTGAAGGGCTTGAAGAACATGCCAGGCGAATTCGGGGTGCCGGAATAGGTGCGGATGAACTTGTCGAGACCCTGAATGTTTGCGTTCATGAACGGCACCAGGCGCGACCACATTTCCATCTTTGAGCCCATGCGGCCGTAATCGATGAAATCCCGCGCCTTCATTGCCGCATCAAACATGGCGTAACGCGGATCCCGATTGGCGGCGATATTGGCCTCATAGACCGCACGAAACAGCCCGACGCGACCGGCGGTTTCCGATATTTCCATGCGCGACATAAGTTCCTTGACGTTGCCGATCCAAATTTGCTTGTGCGGTTCGACGCCGGCCACGCCCAGGGTCTTCGCCATTTCGACGCGGGACGCCTGCAGGGCGGATGGATTGAATTTGCTTTTCCCGATCGCCGGCGTCGTCTCGGTTGCTTCCTCGGTGAAGCGCTTAATCTGCCGTTCGAATTCGACCTGTTGCGTACTGCGGGAAAGACCTGAGGCGCCGACACCGCCGCGAATGCCGCCGGTCGACAAATACATGCGGTAAAAATCATCGCCCAAAAGATACGAGCGGCCGCCGCGGACAGCGTTCGCCAGGGCAAGCGTAGAAGCGTCAGCTTCCGGCACCAAAAGAAACTGCATGAAAGCGTCACGCAGCAGGTTTTTCGCCATGAAGGTCGGCGTCCCCGTTGCGCCGGTGCGCAGGGTTTGCGAGGTGAAGGTGAGCGTGTCCATCATAAGACCGCCGGCCTGTGCCCAGGTCGCCATGCCCTTCGGCCCGAGCGAATCCATCACCTCGACTAGGTGCTGCCCGAACAATCCATCCGGCAATCGCATGGCAAAGCGTTCGCCATTTTCCCAGCCGAAGATGATCGGCCGGCTGCCGGCCTTGATGGCTTCCTGGCGATAAAGCTTGGTGCGAATATCGGGACCGAGTTCGTGCTGCAGATTACGCACAAGGCCCTTGGCGTCTTCCGGCATCCAGCCCGCGGCAGTCGCGGCCTTATAAACCGCCTCCTCGACGTTGATGTCCATTGCGCGCAATTCATTGCTCGGAATCATTTCGGCAATGCGAGCGCCTTCCTTGCCGCCGACCAGGTTCACCAGGTCACGCAATGCCCGGACGATCATATTCTGATGTGCTTGGTTGTTGATGTCGGCCAGGCGAACCATGAGGCTTTCGGTCGGGGAAAGAATGTCGCGGCCGGAACCGGTGCGCTTAAAGCGGCCAAGCTCCTCGAGCGGCTTGTCGCCACGGAATGAACCGCCGACACCGAGCGATTCTGTGATACCGCTCATATCGCGATAGAGGTGCACAAATCGGTGATTCCGGTCGTGCATGATGTCGTTATAGGACTCGGTCGTGCGCAGGCCATTCTCATGTTCAAGCTTGGCGACAAGCTTGTGGACGCCGTAGATCTCCTCGGCGTAACCACTCCACTCCGGATGCAACTTTTCAACTTGCGCAATCTTTTGCGCGGCTTCGCCATCGGTCAGCCCTGTGGGCATGCGCGTGAGATCAATCTCGCCATTCGACATTTGCCGGCGCAATTCGATATGCCAGCGAGCCGTCAGATAGCCGTCAAAGGACTTGCGGCGGGCAAGATATTCCGCGGCGGTCGACACCTCCTTGCCGGTCAGAGGGTCGCTTGTGACCTTGCGCAGGATACTAAAAACGGATGCGCCCTCCGGCGTCAGGTCGCGCATGCTTTGAATGCCGTAGGTGAGATCCATCACCGTCTTCTGGAAACCGGCGTCCCCGAGCACTTGCGCCAAAAGCCGCGGGTCCTGGTCCGGCCGCAGGTCGAGAAGCTTGCCGTGCTTCTTTTCGTATTCCTGGGCCAGGTAGCGGAACGCCACCGTTAGCGGATGCTGCTTGTTGACGTAGTTCCAATAGAAATTGGACATGGCTCGCGCCAGCGGACCGCGTTGCAGCGGATCGCCGGGGATTGGCGCCGGCACTTCGCCGTGTGTTCTGATAATCGCATCAACCGCTTGATCGGACGGCGCCGCATTCCAGCGTTCGAATGAGGCATGCGCATCATCGAGCGTTGCCAACAATTCCGGGTTCTCGCGGGCCATGGTCTCGCGAAAATCCTTCACGAATTTCGGGTCAATGCGCTCGAGACGTGCCCGATTGGTGACGTAGCCGGCCATGAATTCGGCAAAGCCTTCCGAGCGCAATTCGGCGCCTTCCAGGCCTTCGCCCATCACGCCGGCAAAGGCGCGCATGCTTTCATCCTTGTTCTCAATCAAGGTCGTAATCGCGGGGACCCTGTCTTCGACCGCATGGCCAACTTCATGCGACCAGGTCGTAACCGCATCCGGACCGTCTTCTTTGATGCGAACGATTTTGGTGTCGTAGTTATAGGTCCCGAGTGCACCGCGTTCATGCACCCCCTTGCGCACAATCAGATCCAGCTTGTCGGAAATGCGCCGCATCATCTGGCGCAGGTTTTCAATCGGCGTTAGCGGGCCATGGAAATTGGCGCTCGCCACGCCTTCCCCTGGGCGGGTTTGGCCGGGTGGGCGACCAATGCCCTGCCCAGCCATCCCCTTCAATCGCTTGGCAATTCTGACTTCCTCTGCCGACGGAGCGACCCCTCCGCCGCCCTCCGGTGCAGCCGCGCCAGGGGCGCGTTCCCCTCCGGGTCCCACTTCTCCAATTGCGCCGCCCTCGCCAGGTGTTGCTCTGGCGAAAGCACCTTCCTCGAAGCCTGGGAGGACGTCGCCTGGGTCGTGGGCGGTGCCGGTGAACTTTTGTTCGGCAATGGCGGCGGCATGCTGATCGTACTCCCTCATAGCCCGGTCAAACGCGACCTCGGGGGTGATGTCCTTTTCGGTGTAGGCAATCTCGATTGCACGGTTGCGTATGTCCTTGGCGACTTTCTTGTCGACGCCCTTGAGTTGGCTGGGATGCTGGTTGACTTCCCGCAGGTGGACGTCGATCTCGTCCATCGTCTGAATAAGCTTCGGATCGCGCCGCGCTTCGGCGGCCTGGGCCTTCGCCGTCTCGCCGGGATGGTAGTGCTTAACGCCCTTGTTTTCGTCGGCCAGGCGCTTGAGCACGTCATTGGGTGTCGACGTCGCCATGCCACCTGACTCAAGGCCTTCGTCCGGGATCCAGCCCTGTTGAACGGCCGCCTCGCGAATCTCATCCAGCGACTTGCCGCCCTTCGCCCTTTTGCGCACCAGGTCGCTTTTGGTGTAGCCGTAGATTGCCTTGAGCTCCGGACCTGGCTCGATGCCGCCTTGCGAGCGGACCCATTGCGTGAAGGTTTGCGGCTCCTCGCCCTTGCGGGTCGCCTTGTCAAAATCGGTCAGGTTTTCGAAGACGCTTCTTTCCGCCGGCGCGGATAGAATTTGCTGCGCTTCCGCCGGCGTCATTGTCTTGATTTGCTCCGGCGTATAGCCGCGCTCCGCCAGTTGCGCCCTCATGTCCTGCGTAATCATGAAGGGGATGCCTTCGGCGGTCGTTCGAATGTCCGGCGGGATTTCTTGCGCGGCCCTGGCAAACTCGGCCGGCAAAGACACGCGATCGCCCTTCGCCTCCGCGGCCGCAAAGGCTTCCGGCACATCGATGAAATGCGTGGCACCGGGGAATTCGTGGGTCGTGAACTGCAGCGCTTTGACGGCGTCGTCACCTTCGCCGGCGGCACGGAACAGCCGCACCGTACCCTCGGCGCCTTCCGGCATAGTGCCGACGGATACGCCACGATTGGCCGGCACCCCAGGAACCTCTTGCGCTGCACCAACCTCGAATGTGTCGGCCGGCGCCCGCGGCGGCTCCGCCGGAATGTGCGGTTTGACCTCCGGCGTCAATTGCGGGCCGACCATGACACCGTCGATCATGTAGCGCTCGAGCGCCCTGGATCCGTAACGGAATAGCGCAGCGCCGCCATGACTTAGCGCGGCCAGGCCGCCGCCGAAGGCAAAGCCTTCCGGATAGGCCAGCATTGCCTCGACCGGATCGAACTTCTTTCGCAGCCCGGCCTTGATTTGCTGATCCTGAATAACCGGATTGGCGGCGCCCTGAATTGCCGCCTGGCCAAAGCCGAAGGAAATCACACTCGACATGAGCGGATGCGCCGCCTGCCAGGCGGCATTGCCCCATTTGATCTCCGGGAAGACCAGGCCTTCGGGCGAGGCCATACCGCCCGCAAATTGGCCGGCCAGCGAATAGGCGCCTTCGACCAGGCCCTTCCAGGCCGGCATATTTTTATAGGCCAGATCGTCAGCCTGGATCTTGATGAGGTGATCCTTGGCGTCATTCTGGATGGCGTCGAAATTCACGTCCTTCGCGCCGGAAAGATCGACCGGCAATTCCGCGCCGGATGCGATGACGCCCTGCTCGACGTCTTTCTGGAAGGCGGCGCGTTGCTCCGGCGTCATGTCCTTGGCTTGCTGCGCTGCACCTGCAGCAGCAGTCGCGCCGAGCAACGTCTTGCGGTGCATGTCCTGGAAATTCAGCCGGACGCGCTCCTCGCGCTCCTCGCCTGGCGTCAGTGGCGTGAATGGATCCGGTTTTTCGCCGGGCTTGGCGGCGACCTTGTTCGCCATCGTTTCGGAAAAATCGCCCGGCGCCGGCGGGACCGCGAAGCTGTCCGGCGTTCCTGGTAGCGACGGATCGACCTGATATGAGTCTTCCGCCATTTATTGCGCCCCTTCCTCGGTCGTCTCCTCCTCGGGGACTGTCACGGTCGGCGGTTGCGTCAGGACGTCCGGTTGTGCGGGTAGCGGGATAGGCGAATCGAAAATGTCCTGTTTTTCCTGTTCCGGCGTGGGGGTCGAAAGCGGCGAAATGGTCGGCACATTCTTGCCGCCCTCGAGGAAATACTTAGCCGCGCCAGGGCCATAGCCGGGCCGGGTCGAACTGCCTTCATCGAACACGGTCGCCAGGGTCGGGTCCTTGAGCAATTGCTCGATGTGCTTGGCAGGAATGAACTTGGTGCCAGGCTGGAAGCTTGCGGCTTCCGCGAAGGGCGGATCGGCATAATCGGCTGACGGCTCATCCTGCCGGCCAATGTAGGCCGGCAATTCGGGCGAGTAGCCGAAGAAATACCCGTCCTTCGACATATAGCTGAGATCGTAATTTTTCGGCTTGCCATCGTTGGGCGTTAGCGGCGACGGCGCCGGATGCTGCGCTTGCACCAACGCATCGGCCGTTGCAGCGGCTTGGTCATTGGTGATTTTCTTTTCTTTCAATACCGTCTGCAGCGCCCGTTGCGCTAGATCGGGGATGCCTTCGGCCGTCGCCTTGCCGACAAATTCAACCACTGATTTTGCGACCTCGGTGCCGGCGGTGTCACGGTTCGGCCTGGCGCGATCGAGCAGCGGTTGCGCCAAGATCCTGGCTTGCTCATTGGAGATCGGAGTGCGCAGCGCCGGGTCGATTTGCAAGTGCTCTTGACGGCTCATGCGCGCCGTAATCAAGGCCTGGATTTTCTCCGGATTGCGTGGATCCTTGCGGGCTTCCTCGAGCGCGGCGGCAACGGCAGGATGCTTGTCGGCATAGCCGGCCGGATCGGCATTGCGGTCATTGTTGATCTTTTGCGCCTTTTTCAGCACCTCGTTATAGACCTTGGCTTGCTCCGGATAATACGGCGAATTTTCGTCCGGCTTGATGCTTTTCAGCCGCTCGACAATGCCCGCTCGCGTCATGTCCTCCATGTTCGCGCCGCCGTTATAGATTTTTTGCGCGTAATCCTTTTCCTGTTGCCACTTGATCGCGGTCGCGGTGCCAAGCTTGGAAGCGATAAGGTCAAAAGAGAGCTCGGGCGTCGGATGCTTGTAATAGTCCTGCAACTCCTTCGGCATGGTGATGCCCTTGCCGTTGAGTTGCGTGGTGACGATGTCGGCGCGAACGCGGCCCTCCAATGACGTCTTGAAATCGTGCGCCTGTGAGGCGGCCTTCATGGTGCTGCCGTCCAAACGATTGTTTATCGTCACGCCAAGCTGTTCCCAGCGTGAGAGCGGAACGCCGCCCGGCGTGGTCGGACCGGTCGGAGCGCCAGGGCCGGCAACCTGTACGGTCCCAGCGCGGCCACCGACAAAGGCCGGCGCCGGGGTCCCGGAGCGCACCAGGTTCACCAATTCGATGGCTTCGTCTGGATGGCGGGATCCGCCCTGGATTTGGCCGTGACCGACCACGTTCTCGGCCGGAATGTTGTAGCGCTGTTGCAGGTGGGCCGTGAGCGCATGCGCCGATTGCAATTGCTCCGGAGTTGGCTTGCCGGTGCCGACAAAGGAAACGCCGATCGCATTGTTATTGCTAATGTCGGGCCGTGCCGTTCGCGTCGACTCGCCAGGCGAGCGTACGTGATTGGTCCGCGCATCGAGTGGGGCGCCCTGCACAACCGTACCGTCTTTGTCGATATAGAAATGATAGCCGAATGACTTGCCGCCGCGGGACGGGTCGCCTTTGAGCGTCGACAAGGCGGAATCGAGGCTATCGCCGCCGGTGTAGTGCGCAACGATCGCCCGGAAGGGCTGGGCGCCCGCAGTTGCCGATCGCCCGAAGGTTTGCCCAGGCACATGCGCCTGGCGCACCCCCGCAATCACGCGATCGTCAGTCGGCGCTCCGCCGACATTCATACCGCCGAGATAGGTCGGCGGCCGGGTGTCCGAGATCACGCTGCCGTCGGCCGAAGCGACCACCACTTGCCTTGCCATGGCCGGGTGCACTTCCGGCGGCTGCATGCGCGCCGTCGTGACGGCTTCGTCGATGCCGCCGCCGGAGACCTGGGTCCCCTTGATCGCAACGAAATCGGCGGAGGAGACGCGGGTCGCATCGCCGTCATACAGGCGCTTAAGCACGTCCGCGGGGACATTGCCTTTGACGGCGGCCTTGGCCCAGGCCTCGCCTTTTTCCTTGCCCTCGGTCGTGGCCAGCAATGTCTTCCAAGCCGGCTGATTAGGGTTCTGGATATGCGCGACGGTGCCGCCCACTCCCTGGTTATGGGAGAGATAGAGCTCCTGATTGGTCGGCGGCCGGCCGAGCGCATTGGTCAGCAGGGGCTCATTACGCTTGAGCACTCCCACAAAGGCGCGGGCATTGGCTTCCGGATCGGTGCGATCGCCGCCACCGTGCATACCCTGTTCGGCCGTCGTCAATTGGAATAGGCCGACGTGGTCGCCGCTTTTTGATTTTGCCTTGGGATTGCCGCTCGATTCGATCGAGGCGGCGACCTTGAGCATGTTCGCATCCATGCCGGTCTCGGCCGCCACCTTTTCGATCGCCGCCTTGATTTGCGGCTTGCCATCGATCTCGGCAATGCGGCTTTGATTAAGCGCATCCTGCGGCCTGGCCGGCGGCTCCGTACCGCCGGCGGCCGCCGGCAACGGCCGGGTCCCGGTTTCCTCGGGCGTAAAACGACTTTGCGGTCCAGGACCGGTCGGAGCGGCTGGCTGGCCGGTCTTCGGCTCCTCGCCTGGCTTGCGGGCGCCTGGCGCGGCCGGCGCGGTTGACGGCACACCGGGCGCCGGCACTCGCTGCGCTTTCTCCTCGGCCACGCGATCCTTGATAAATTGATCGAGGATGACCTTGCCTTGCTCTTGTCTTCCCTGCCTCTCGAATCCCTCGGTGGCGGCCTTCGCCAATTGGTTCAAATAGGCTTCATCCATGATGCGCTTTTGCGCATCGGTGTGGCCGCTCACCGGACCAATATCGACCATCGCCTTGCGGATTTGCGCAACCGCCTGGTTGATGCTGTCCGGATTCTTTTTGACGCTATCGACAAGCTGGCTGTTGATTTGATCTAGCTGTTTCTTGCCGTACTCATTGCGTTTCATGTTCTCCGCATGAGCCGACCCTTGCGAGGCCGATTGCTGGGCGCTGTTGCCATACATTTTATAGTCGTCTGCCAGGTGCGCCGGCGCCTGGGCCTGAAACTGTGCAACCGCCTGACCAACGCGGGCATTGATCCGCTCATGCAATGCGCCGAGCGAATCCTTGGCCGGGTCGAACTTGGTCAATTCCTCCGCTTCGATAATTTGGATTTGCTGCAGCAGAAGCCCACGCTGTTGGTGCATGTTCAGCCGATCGTGGCTGTCCTGCTTGGCCCGCCAATGCGCCGCGACTTGCGCCAAGGCGCTGCCGGCTTCTTTCAGGCCCTTACCGATCGAGAGATCGGCGCTAAAGCGGGGGAGTGTTTGCGCGCCAGCGTCTAATTGAACGCGCCGCTCATAGGTTGGGATGCGGACGGCCATGGTCAGGCCTCATCGACGTTGGTCGATCCGCCGAAAGAAAAATTGCCTCCGGACAGGCCGCTTGCGCCCTTTATCAGCGGCGATAGCGCTCCGAAAAGACCGCCGATTTGTTGCCCCTCTGCCTTCGTCCGCAAGGCTCGCGCCTGCATTTCGAAGTTTTGCGCTTTTATCTCACCGTTGTATTTGATCGCCTGCACGTCGAGATCGGTTTGTTGCGTCGTGTCGACGATGACGTCGCTCGGTGTACCGGCCAGCGAAACGCCGGCCGATAGGAAGGCCGCCCGCTGGCTTGAGATTAGTTTGATCGCCTTGTGCTGTTGCTGTTCGGCGTTATAGGCGGCCTGTTGACGCTCGAGTGCCGCCTGCCGCTCATAGGCTTGAGCCTGTTGCTGGGAAGCCTGCGCTGCCATCATGCCGGACATAACCGAGCCGGCCGCCCCTACGACCGCGCCGATGATTCCGAGCGCCATGACACACATCGCTATGGCTCCGACTCAAAAACAGGCGTGATGGACCGGATCGTAGCAGGCAATGGTTTATCGGTCTGCATTACGACTTGTCCACCGTCCCGCCAAGACCGGTCAAAGCGATACGCATGAATGCCGGAGAACAGCGGCGGCGCGGTATCCATTGGATCGCCTACGTGACGCAAACCGATCTTGACCTGCAATTCCCTGGCCGACGGTGAGCCAGCCTCGAGGTAGCCGGTCTCCATCACGTCTATGTTTGCCGCGATGATATTTTTGCGCCGGCCGATACCGGTGCCATCCGGTTGACCCTGCGCAATCGGCAACGTCATTGCCCGCGAGGTGTAATTGAACCCGAAAGTGATCTTTTCGGCCGTCTTACCATTGGCGAGCGTAAAGCGGCCGGTCTCATCCATTTCCCGCACCGGCACGACGGCGCCGTCGGCCAAGATCGAGACGATTTCATTACTCAGCCAATTGGCGCCTGCAATGGCGTTTGTTGCGGTGCCGTCATAGGAATAGCTGGCGTCCACAAAGACCGCGTCTTCCTTTTTCATGTTTTCGAAGGTGACGGTCATGCGCTCGATATGCCGGACGTCGGCGCCGTTTATCGTCCGCCGGCAACTCATCCAGACTTCGGAGCGATTGGCGCCAGGGATCGATGCAACGCTTTCCACAATGGCGAAGGGGGTATTGGGATCGTCCGGATCGTCCGGATTGGTGACACCGAGAACCTGGCCGCCAATGCGGTGCCGCTGGCAAGCGACGATTTGCTGGTCACGATCGTAGGTGACACCGACCAATTCGCCATTGCCCATGGCGTTCCAGATGATCGAATCCTTATCCTGGGCATAGGTGAATGATTTGACGCCGGACGTCAGCATGTGCTCGGACAGGATGGTGAGCTCCGGCGAGGTGTAGCCGTTGACCTGGAAATTGAACATAAACTCACGCAGCGAGAGCCCGTAATAGCTGGCATAGATCGCCACCTCGCCCACCTGCACAGGCTGCAGATCGATTGAGCCAAAGGTCGATTGCCGCTTCTGCATGAAGTTGTCCGGCCCGAAATTCTTGCCGGTGTCTGCCGGCCCAACGGTGCGCATGGCTCCATTGGTCCCGATAAGAAGATCGGCGCCCTCTGCCAGCCAGGAAATTGCGTTGACCTGGCCGGCGAGGATGGTGAGCGTGATCGCATCATCGGCCTGCAGCGGCGAGGTAGTGGCGAAATTGTCGAGGACGCCGGCCTTGCTCATCCACAAGGTTTGCGGTTGCGTATCGGTACGCGCCCACACAAGCCGCTGTTGATAAAACGAAACGCAGCCAGGCCAGCCGGTAATCACGTTCCAGGCGCCAAGCCGCCAGCCACCGGTCGCGCCGGTGCCGGGCAGGGTCGTAATCACGTCGCCATCGTCTTCAACCAGACCGAAGACTTCCGCCTGCACATGCGTCGTATCGGTGACGCTTGTGATCTTGAGGTAGTACCATTTGCTCGAGTATTTCAACGACAAGGCGCGGCCGACGTCCGTTGCCTGGAAGCCGGTGTTGCCATTGATGCCGGTAACGGCGGAAGCGGTGACGGTGACGGTGCCGGACGTGGCGCTCGGGTCCATCGTGGTTGTCGTGGTGTTGTCCGGCAAATAGGGTCCGTCGTAGCCGCTATAGGTGAGCAACGAGAAGGTCGACCCCGAGAAGCGTGAGAGCATTCGCTGTTGGTGCTCGGTCGAGGCGATGTAAAGCACGTCCGCGCTTTGCGCGAATTGCAGCTTCCAGACTTCATCGAGAGTGTAGGGCGTAGCGACTTCAACCGGCGCCAAGCCGCCATTCGTGCCGTCGCCGGTTGTGGTCCAGGCGATCGCCGTCCCGCCGGGCGTGTCTGAAATGCGAAAGCGATCGGCGTTCGGCACTGAGACGATGTAATAGGTTTTGCCGACAAGCAGCGGCTCCGGCAGATGCCCGGTTGTCGAGAACGTGACCGGATCGCCCACTGCCAGGCCGTGCGCCGTCCAAGTCACAAGGTCGGGCGGATCGAAATAAATGAAGGTCGCAGCGTTTTTATTGACGACGCCGCCATTGGCGTAAAAGCGAATGTATTGCTCGCCAAATTCGAGCACGTAGGCCTGCAGCGTCGAGAACACAAACGGCACAAGGCGAACGCGCTTGGTCGGATCCTTGGCGAAATTGATCCATTCGGTGCCCGGCCGGCGGCGGAGGCCGCCTTGCTTCATCACCATCCAATTGACGCATTGCGCCAGGCCCATGCGCCAATGATCGATGTCCACCCGCGAGAACAAACGGGGGGAGAGTTCGCCGCGAACGAAAGTCGGCTGGATCGGGTAAAGCGGGCCAGCCATGGCCTCACCTCACCATTATGATTTCGGAATCGTCGGGCTCCTCGGGAAATCCCTCGAGACTGTCAATGCGGACGGCTTCCAGGAACGAGACATTGGCAACGTCGAGCAATTGCTTGGAAAACGACGCCTTGCCTGTAATCCAGAAAGCATAGTTTGCGGCCAGGATTTGCGATAGCAGGTCGACAAAGATCGGCGTGAACAGCGCACTATTTTCCTGCCGAAAGATATAGCGCACCGGCAGCGGCGCCGGCTTATCGGTCAGGATCTTGGTGCCTTCGACGATGTAGGGAATTTGCGGAGAGTTGCGCCGGCCGTCTGCCGTGAGCGGCAGGATGCGCAGGGAATCGTCGGGCACCTGGTACTGATAGCGCCATTCGAAGGCGGGCTTTTCCGTATCCGTGGCCAGCAATTTGCGACTGAGCGCAAAATTCCAGGTGTGCCGCTGCAGCAGGACGTCGCGCTGCAGCGGGTAATTGCGGTTAAGCCAGCGGGCAACCGCCTTTTCGTCCGTTGTGGAGAGGACCGACTCCTCCGCCAGTTTATCGAGCACAGCGTTGAATATCTGTGTCTCCGAAAACCCGGAAGGCATGCGTCCCCCTTACGGCAGCGACGGTTGTGGCACTACGCCGAGACGTTGCCGACGCGCCTTGCGCGATTCGTATAGCGCCGCCTGTTGTGGATTGGTGAAACCGGTCGGCGTCCCCGGCCGGAAGGGCGGCGGATCGTCTTCGATTGGCACCTTTTTCGATGCCTCGACAATCATGCTCCGATCGATGGTGCGCGGATCCGTCAACCGCCACTCTCCTCTTGCGGAACAGCGCGAAGCGCCTTTTGGCTACGAATCGCCCGGCCGCGCAGGCCCACCTTACCAAAGGCGATGTCGATAGCGCGATGGGCCGCCCGTTCGGCGCCTCCCATTTGGCTCTCGACCTCTTTTTGCTCCTCGAGATATTTGCGATTGGCTTCCGCCAGCGTGACGGTCCCGTCGGGCTCTCTCTTTGCCATGGTCGGCTCCCTGGCTTTCGGCATGGGAAGATGGACGGGCGGCGAATGCCGAGTTCGCCACCCGTCCAGACTCGCGAGTCAAACTACCACGTCAGCCGTTACTCTGCAGGCAGGCGATCGGGATTTGCTTGCGCTCGGGATAGACGCGCAGCCAGTTCGCCGCGGCCCGCAGTTCGGTATCGGTCGGGGAGCGCCCGGCCATGGACGACGAGGTCCACTTGATGCCGTACGGGTGCATGCAGTATTGGCGCCGCGTCCACAATTCCTCTACGCCAGCACCATTGCCCTGGGCCGGATAGCGGAACGTCTCCACCGGCACGTCGGGCGGCACTTCCGCCCAGCCAAAGGCATTCTTACCGACCAGGTAGGTGTGATACATGAGGCGATTGGTGCCGGCGATCGCCGGGCAACCGTCATCCTTCACGACCTGATAGCCGAGATAGGTAGGAAAGCGGACCTTGCCTTCGCTATCCGGAATGAAGTCGATCAGGTTTTGCTTGGCGAGGTTCGTATAGACGACCGAGTGCATGAGGATGGTGTCGAGCACGTCGGACGCATCGCCCATGGTCTGTGCCGCGTCGAGGATGGCGTTGGCCGAGACCTTTTCCGCCGCCGTTGGGGCGCCGGCCGCATCGGTGCCGATGATGGTGGAGAAATCGCCACCGTTCGAGGCGGTATTTGAGGCAATGACCCCGCGCAGTGTCGAGACCAGGTGCCGCTGGAATTCACGCGCCCACCAGGCGGAGACGCGGGAAGAAATGCGTTTCATCGGATCGTCGCCGGCGAGCTCCGAGACCAGGTCGGCGTCGGACCAGGCCTTGTTCCGGTTCTGCCGGATGGCGATGTCAGTTGCCGCCGCGATCTTGTCGGGCGTGGCCAGCACTGCCGGATCGTCGGACGAGATATTGGCAGTCGAGGCGTCTGCCAGGTCATTCCAGAATGGCACGTTGACGGTTTGCCCGCCGCCACTCAGGAAGGACGAAAGTTGGGCGTCCTGCCGCAGGATGCCGGATTGAAAGATGGCCGTTTTGGTCATCGTTTCTTTCAGCATGTAGGGCACGAAGACGGCCGGGATGACGGCGTCGGAGAGTCGGGTAACAGCCATGAGCGGTCTCCATCGGGTTATGGCCGCTCATGGCCTTGAGGTTATTGATCCTTTCCGAAGCGGTTTTTGAACAGCGCTTTTTCAGGGTCTTTGCCTGCGGCTTTGATGAGCGACCGGGCTAGGTCCGGATTCTCGCGGGCGATGCGACCTTGCTCGGTGAGGTTTTCCTGGCCGTCCTTCCACGGATTGGCATTCGTGAAATGGCCTGGGCCGCCGCCGTGCATGCGGTCCTCCTGGAAAAGGCCTTCACCGACCGTTGCGAGCGCGAACGCCAATTTGGAGTCCGCGATATTGCCGCCGGCGTCGATTAGTCCTGCCGCCTTGAAGGTCTCAGCGAGACCTAA